CCACGATAACTGCTACGCGTGGTAAAATGAAGTTAATAGGTAATTTTGGAGGAACTGCTAATTGGATGCACCAATTAAAAGAAAAATCTATTAAAGATAAAGAATATGCTTATTATAGGATAACCGCGTGGGACGCAGTAGAAGCTGGAATATTAGATAGGGAAGAAATAGAGCAAGCGCAAAAAGATTTACCGCCTAAAATATTTAAACAATTGTATTTGGCAGAAGAACAAGAAAGCGATGATATGCTGTGTACGTTCGATTCTATTAACGACTTGTTTACTAATAATCATGTAAAGGGCGGGAACAGATATATAACTGCGGATATTGCGCTACATGGTTCTGATAAGTTTATCATATTTGTATGGGAAGGGTTTAGAATTATACACTTTGTAGAGATCGACAAGTGTGAAGCAAATGAGGTTACAGAGTTGATAAAAAAAATAGCAACAAAATACAATGTCGGTAGATCGAATATCACTTATGATGCCGACGGTTTAGGCTCGTTCCTTCGCGGGTATTTAAAAGGCGCAAAGCCATTTAATAACGGTGCTAGACCTTTGAAAGAAAATAATAAAGATACAAATTACAAAAACCTAAAGAGCCAATGCGGCTACAAATTAGCTGAGCTAATCAATTCGAGAGCTATGTTTGTTGATTGTGATCTTGACAAAACGGAATTGATTAAAGAGTTAGAATGCTTACAGTCTTATGCTCTTGATAACGATGGAAAAATTCAACTAATGCCAAAAGCTAAAATTAAAGAGTTAATAGGACATTCGCCCGATAAGCTTGACGCTTTGATTATGCGTATGATATTTGAGCTAACACCAAAATCAAGCATTCGTATAAGAGTGTAGAATAAAATCGACAATAATTAGTATAAACCCGAAAATTAACGTAAACTATTTTCGATAGTGTAGAAAATAAGATATGAAAAACATAACTGTATCGAAGTATAACAGGATTAAAAATAAGCTTAAATATAATATAATCTTGGAGCATATAAAGCCGAAGGATTCTTTTTTAAATGGATTTAACCTAGATAAGCTATCGTATAACGAAGTGAGAACAATTCAAAAGCTATTTACATCTGTTAAAACAATGGAGGATATGATGAAAATATTCACTACAGCTTATCAATGTAAAGATTATTTGTTTTGGAATATGAAAATTGTAAATTACTTCGAGACTAAAGCATTTTTAATTGAAAAATTTGTATCTTTGAATGTATTGGAAAACAAGTTGTTAGGTGTTAAAAATGAGGATTCAGAGTTAAGAAATTCAGTAGCTGGAGGGAGGTTAGTTCCTTATGCTGCTATCTCAGTAATAGACGCTTACGCTAAGTTATATAAATTAGACCCAGAGGATTGCGGAAAAAAGTCATACAATCAAATAATATTCTATCTAAGTTATAATATTGTAACAAGCGATATAGATAGGCAAGTAAATAAATTGAAGTATGGAAGTAAGTAATTCATAGAAAAAAATCTAAACTTAAAGATGTAAAGCAACGATCATATAGTTTAAAATCTATATTCTTAGAAAATAAGGAATGAAATATAAAAAATATAAGGGCGGTATCGTTTATATTGGCGAAAAGAAAACTAAATGTAATCATAAATATGAGCCATTCCATAGAGGTTTTATGGTTTTAAGATCAGCTAGATACAAATGTGTTAATTGTGGAAAAATTAAAATATATTAAATGGCAAAAGACATAGTGGAGATATTTGAAGATTACGCAACAACGCAAAGCTTTAGGTATAAATACGGAAATAGAAACGTATTAAATCTGTTGCAATCAAATAGCGCAGATTTTCCAGACCAAGTTCATTTGCTTGTTGAGAGCGTGACAAGGCAATCGGAAATAGGTTCGATGGGTTTGTCAAGAAATGCAGTATTGTATTCAGGTAGGTATATTCTAGCATTACCTGATGATTACGCATCACATGTTTATAACGAGAATGAAACAGATATTTCCAAATCAAAATACAAAATCAAGATTAAACCGTTGCTTACTAATTTTAAAGAATTGGAAAGTCAGTTCATGGCGTGCGATGGTTTAGATATATTGACTCATGAAAATAGTGACACTATCAACTTCTTAGACGCAAACTTAACGGGTTTATTTTGCACGTTTAAATTTAGAGTTTATGAAAACTAAAACCAAAACCAATGAGTAAAAACCGACCATTAAAATTTACAATAACATTCAAGCTTCTAGGTAAAGAAGTAAAACCTTTAGATCAACAACTAACTGAAGCGTTAAAGATTGAAGATTACGTAACATGTGCAAAGATTCAGAGCAAAATGCAAGATCAAGAAATTAAAAAGTTGCTGAAATAAAATCATGGATATAAAAGACTTTATTCAAAAAATAGATAATAGAGAATTACACGGAGAAAGCAACCAAGATGTTTGGGACGCTGCTTGGCTATGGGCTGACACGGCTAACAGTAACGATGATGATGTTCAATGGGGTTGGGATTGTGGGTTTAAATTAGATTACGATGGCAGTATATGCACTATTAGTTCTAGGTTTTATCCTCCGCATAAATCTAGTGAAGATTATAATAAATGGCACGGATGGATTATTGTTTATGTTTTAGATGATGAAGTTTCAAGAAAGAAAATAGAATCTGATACGTTAGAGGATTTAAAAATATCTACTGAGTTATACGTTAGTGGGATGGTGGAAAAATTAAAGGTGAACATTAAAGAATTATTGAAATGAAAAAAACATATAATACAACGATAAGCAAGACATCACAACGAAACTGCGTAAGTAAAAATATTAAGCAATGGATATTAACCAATAAGGTCAAGCATAATTTAGAAATTGCAGATAAAAACATTCAACATGTTGCTGATTCTGTTGCTAATAACATTGTAGGTAAGGGGTTATAGAAATGAGCAAACTAAAACACTTAGACATAGATGTTAGCGCGAGTAAACTAAAATCATATATAATACAACTTGAAGCACGGTTGAAAGTGGCAGAGCGGGCGGAAAAACATAACGCTAGAAAAACCATGATGATAAGCGCAAGTTACCATAAAGGTGTTAGTGAGTCTTTAAAAAACGTTATTAGTGATTTAAAAAATATAACTTAATGTACAACGGAGCAGAAGTAGGCGAGCGTGTTAGTTTATTAGAAGATTATACAGTATGTGTAGTATTTAAGCATAAGCATAGAAATATATCTTGGGACGTAGAAAAAGAGATTAAAAACGGAAACTTAATAATCGTTTATCCTGATGGGTCAATGTTAAAAAGTGAACATATAGGATTAGAATATTTTAGAAACAATTATGTAAAAGTAAATTAATGACAGATAAGAGCAAAGCAAAACAATTAGTTGATTTACTTGGTAGAGAAAACGCTATTGTAATATCTAACGAAATATTTTTAGAGCATTATAATTATAGTGATCCATATACAGTTTGGAGAACTAAAGGAGAAAACTACACGAATAAAGAAAAATGCACCTATTGGAATAATGTGCGAATAGAAATAGAAAACAATCCAGAGTTTAAAAAATAAATGACAATCCTTTCAGAAAGTTTCGAGTTATTAAAAGACGACCTTATAAAAGCGTATGACGAAAAAGGAATGCGAGCGTCTGGGAAATGGGCGGACGCTTTAGAGGTTCGACAAGATAATCCTTTTAATGTAAAATTATTGGGTTTAGAATATTCGCAGCAATTAGAACACGGTCGAAGTGCTGGAGGTTTTCCACCGTTGGAAATTATTGAGCAATGGATATTAGACAAAAATATATTCGCAACGATTCAAGGGGATATAACATTAAGCAGTTTAGCGTTTTTAATAGCTAGAAAGATAGCGCGTGAAGGATGGAAGCGAGAAGGTTATGGGGGTGTTGATTTATTGAGTGATGTTATTACACCGAAAAGAATACAAAATATAATAAATGAAGTAGGAGAAGCACAAGCGGCTGTGTATACTACTGAAATAATGGATTTAATAAAAGAGGTTGCATGAAAATAACACAGATTATAAAAATAGTATTAGCAGTAACGCTGTTGTCTTTAGTTTTTGGAATTTTAGTAGAACTTCTTTTAAGTTTTGACTTTATGAAAACAAAAACGCCGCCTTGTCCGTTAGTTAGTTTTATTTCACCCTTTATAGTATTCAGTATAATCGCACATAAATTATATTACGACTAATGACTGAAAATCGAAAAGCAGATCCTTTAAAAGAGCTAACGAAAAAAGAAGGTAAACCTGATGAATTAAGAACTATTTACTAAAACAACATGGCAATAACATTCACAACACCAATACCAACAGATAAATGGTTGTTTTCAGAAGAAAACAGAATCGTTGAATTTAATACAGATTCAGGAGTACAGCCTGTTTACTGCGATATTAACATAGGAGTCGATGCACAGGTTAGAATATATCCTTTACCTAACGGTTCGTTTTGGGTAAACCTCAAAGACTTCATTTCTCCACTACTTAGAAATTACGCGGATGATGTAGATCCAACCACAATTGACCCTTTAGATATTGACACATTTGTCTTTAATTGGGATCGTATTTTTTTACACTCTAGTATCGACTTTACGCTGCGACTTATAGATAATACACAAGAAACATCATCTTTCGTTCCTTTTATTCTATTAGGGGCTGAGCAGTTATATAATTATAAAAAGGGGTTTACTATTGAAAACTTAGATGCTGCGATATTATCACCTATAAAGAGAGACACAGCGAATAGGTTTTATTTAAAGTATTGGGAAGGCTACCCGTTTGATTTTTGTATAACTCGTAATATATCGGGTATTGATAGTTCGCAAACAATTACAAATAATACTAACGGAATAACTTCACCAGCTATAGCAACGCCTTATGATGTAAATAGGTTATTCATATCTGATGGAGATAGCAATGTAACCCTAGAAGATTACTTACCACTTGTGCAAGGCTACAATGAGCTTGTAACTGATTCAGGAAACTATATAGAAGTTACTAAAATAGATTCACAATGCGGCATATATTTAAAATGGCTCAATCAATATGGAGAGTATAACTATTGGTTATTCAATAATCAAAACAAGGTTGATAAACGAATTAGAAATTTAGGAGAGATTAACAATGATTTTTTCAATAAAGAGAATACGATAAGTCAAAGCCAGCAATTAGGAAAACAAAGTTTTGATTCATTCACAGTGAAAGCGGATTATTTGAAATCTGATGATATGGATTTACTGAAAGGAATTTTAACTAGCTCTAAAGTATACCTATTCACAGGGACACAGTTCACACGCAATAGCTTTAATGATTGGTTAGAAATAAATATTGTTAACACTAATGCTACTACCAAGAATGCGCGAGAACCAAACAACGAATTAACAGTAACATTTGAAATGCCTAACGAATATAATATAACATTATAAATCTATGAAAGAATTAAGTCAGTTTCAGATATTCAAATTATGTAAAGATGAAAATGAGTTTGAATTATTAAAAGCAATTGTATCAGAAAATAATGGTAAAATACACATTAAAGACATTAATGATAGAGGCATTACATGGCGTGAAGATGTTGTGATTGGAAACTACTCAACAATGTACTTAAAAGATAAGACAGCTAAAAATATAATTAATGACTTCTCAGAAAAACAATTAAAAGAAAACAAACATAAAGCTATGTTAAAATTAGCTTTTAATGCAGCACTAGAGGGAAAAAGCTTTGAGGATTGGTATACAGAAATAAAAAATAAATAATTGAAACTATTCATAAACGACATATCAATTCCGTTGCCGCTTAACTTTAAAATAGCGAGAACAAAACAAGCGAACGACATAGGTAGCCTAAACAACCGCCAAACTAATTACACCCAAAAATTAAAGCTTCCAAAAGTAAAAGAAACAATTGTTGCCTTTGATAATTTAGGAGTTACAGGAAATGTGTCTAGGAAGCCATACGAACGAAATAGAGTGTTTCTGTATAATGATGACGGACAATCAGAAATATATAACGGATGGGCTATAATTAACAGCACCGATAACTATTACAATGTTACGATTTACGATGGAGTAATAGACTTCTATAAAGCAATTGAAAACAAAGTAATTACAGATATAGGTGTAAGTGAATTAAATCACACAAAAAATACTGCAACGGTTTTAAATAGCTGGACGGCATCAAGTCCGTATAGATATATTGTGTCAGATTACGGAGGAAAAACAACCTTTAACGATGGGGTTGACGACATTTTAAATATCGATTACTTAGTTCCTAGCGTGAACGTGAAATGGTTGTGGAATAAAATATTTAGTTTCTTTGAATTTACATATACAGGTGATGTATTTCTAACTGAAGAATTTACAAATTTATGGATGACCTTTCCCAAAGGTTTGAGTAATTCTGAGATTGTCCCCGAACTTATATATACTAATGATACATTTACAGCTATTTCAGCAGCTAGTGATGTTTCTTTGTACTTAGTACACACAGCTCCATCACCATCACAAGGATCATTTTTAGCGAACAGTGCGGGGTTTACAGTTCCAAGCAATGCAACTTATGTATTTAATACAATAGGATCACTAACAGCGGATTTTGAATTGCAAAATGATGATATTGTATTTGATGTTTTTATGAATGGCTACATTGCTGTTAATCCTTTTAATTTAAGTAATGACCCCCCAGTAAATTTATACCCAATAAATACAGGAGGTGACACGCTTATCCCACTACAAGAAGGTGATGTGGTTTACTACTACTACAGGTATGAAGGAGGGCAAGGATATTCTTCTATTGCAAACTTAAATATAAATCTAACACTTACTTATTCGCTGCTGCAAGGTGATGCAATAGATTTTGAAAATGCATTGATTAATTTTAAGGTTAAAGATTTTTTAAACGAAGTATTGTGGCGATTTGGTTTAACACCTTTCAAAGACAAGTACACTAATAATATAAACTTCTTAACGTATTCGCAATTAATTCAGAATACAAATTATTACGATTGGTCAGATAGATTTGTAGGAGTTAAAGGAGAGTCTTACATGTACTCTAATTACGCACAAGTAAATAAATTAAAATACCAATATAACGACAAAGAAAGTGAATACAATGATGGAGAGCTAGTTATTAATAATAAAAACTTAGACGAAGAAACTACAGTAATAGCTTCTAAAATATACACAAGAGATTTGCAATTGTCGATTATATTCGATGATAGTTACAATGTTTATTCTCTATGGGACGCACAGCCAAAAGAATTAACTAATGGTACTATAGAGATTAATTACAAATCAAAAGATAAAAGGTTTTATTTTCTTAGGTCAGAAACCGTTAATAAGAGTATTTACATAGGTAGTGAGTCATTGACGGAAAAGCAATCTATCTCAGAAATGCCAAGAGAAAGTTATTACCGATTACCTTTTCAAGATGTAGTACAGGATTATTACACACCTATTTATGGAATACTAAATGATTCGAAATTAGAAAATATATTGCTTCGTTTAGACGATAATTTGGTTAGTAATATAGAATTTAGTAGATTAGTGTATATTAAGCAATTAGCCGACTATTTTTTAATTAATAAGATACCTAATTATATAAATAAAGGTGTTTACTCCGTTCAATCAATAAGAGTTAAATATACATCTATTATTCAAAGTAGTAACAATTTTGCAACTATTACAGATTATACGGGCGGAAACTTAATTTTTGCACTGAATAACTACACAGAAGCAACTTTGACTTTACAAGTGAGTATTGATAATGGCGCAACGTGGAATAATGGTTCAATTTCGAGCGTAAGCCCTCATACAGTAGTTCTAACAATAGGGCAAATAGTAAGATTGAAACATATTAACGAAGATTTATATAGTAATATATACGAAATATGATAGTTGAAGAAATAACAAAACCGCCTTATATTCATTTTGGATTAGGAAAAGAATCTTTAACGATTGAGATAGGTCAGTCTTTTAAAATATTCCAAAGGAATGTTTATTTAGATGATTATGAATTTAAAATAAATAATGCGGCAGCAACTTATGAAAATGAATTTACAGCGTCGGCAATCGGAGAAACTACCTATAAGGTTACAATGATAAATAAATTAAGTTCGGTTAAAGAAATAGATGGTAATATAATAGCCTTAGAAGTTGTAGGAGCTATTGCAAGTAGTAATAAGATATTAGCTAGTAGTAATTTAATTAAAGCAGACGGAGGGATTTAACATGGCTCAACAAATAATCAACAACGGAACAGTAGCGGGAGACGGAACAGGGGAAGTGCTTTTTTCGGCATTTGAAAAAGCTAATGATAATTTTACGGAATTATATTTAAGTAAGCGAGAAAATATAATTATATGCAACCAATCAAATAAAGACACAACATTAGGAGGTGTTATTGATAGCGCGAAAGAATATTTTATTGACGGTGTTGTTGATATGGGTGCAACACAAATAACTGTTCCTATTGGTGGGATGACTATCAGAGGTTACTCTTTTGGTTTGAGTGGAATCATATCTAGTGAAGATAACTACACTATGTTTATATCTGAAAGTGCCCTGATAGGGTCTGGCAGCCTACTAGGTTTTGACTACTACATAGCCGTTTCAGGCGCATCTTCAAAAGTTTATGAATTATATGACGCTACAGGATTTAACGCCTTAGAGATCAATAGAGTTAATTATATTAATTGCTCATCTTTAGGCGATCTATATAACTATAGACAAGGGTTAGAGTTAGGTACAGGTAGATTTAACGGTAGTCCGTCATTAACTTTACATGGTCTTTGGTTAGGTGGTTATCGGATTACCACCTCAATAGTTAGAGATATGAGTGATGTAGCAACAGAACCACTATTTAAGGAGGGTTTATTATTCCAAATGAATAGTAGATTTTTAACAGATATAAACGCTGACTTAGGCGACTTACAACCATTGTTAGATTTTCAACCTTCAAACTTTCCTAACGCTAGCACCTTACAATTAAAAGGGTGTGAGATTACAAGGGGCGGGTCTTATGTGCCTAACGATGGAAATATAACACCTAATATAGATAGAGGTGATTTACCTTGTTATTGGAAAAGCAATAACGGAATACCTAATACTTATCTAGGCGGCACAACAGAAGTTACAAGTGAGGAAACAACTGTAGTTAGTGCTGGCTCTACTTACTATGATTTACAAGGTGTCTTTACGGGTTCAGATTTGCAGCATTTTTCAGACAATGCGGATGGAGAATTAACTCATTTAGGAGTTAATCCTAGGGAATTTGAATTTACAGCATCATTGATATTAGAGAGTTCCGCAAATAACGACTTAACGGTAAGACTTGTTAAGTGGGATGATTCATCTAGTGCTTTTATAAACTTAGACTACACCGAGCAAACTAGGCAAGTAAACAACTTACAAGGCGGAAGAGACGTGGCTAATTTCATGATAATTAATGGCGTTATTTTAGATGAAAATGATTTTTTGAAAATTCAAGTGAAAAATAATAGCGGTAACAATAATGTAGTAGCGGAAGTAAGTAGTTTTTTGAGAGTACAGGAAAGATAAATAATATGGCAGAAAAAATAGTACTAGCGGAGCTTGATATTGATGTAGAAGGGTTAGTAAAGAATACATCAGAATTAAAAAAGCAATTAGACGCGCTGAAGAAGGCGCAAGCGGAACTAAAAAAGGCGGGTGATACATCAAGTAAAACCTATATTAAAAATGCTGCGGATATAAAAACGCTATCACAAGCGTACAACACAAATGTAAAAGCATTAAGTGAAAATACAAAAGCAGTTGCAGAGTTAGCAGCGCGTGAGGATTTATTAAACACCGTTTTAAAGCAAGAAGTTACAAGCATCAAGGAGGCGAGGGCGCAAAACAAATTACTAAATAAATTGCGTAACGAAACAAACGCAACAACTGAAGAAGGTAGGCAGCAGATAGAACAATTAAACGCTGCGCTGAATGCTAATAATGATTTTATTCGAGAGAACGCGGACAATTATCTACAACAAAAAATAAACATTGGTAACTACAAAGACTCTATAAAAGAAGCATTTGAAGAATTAAATATTTTCAATGGTGGCATAGTTGGATTTATAGCTAGGTCAAAAGAAGCTGGCGGAGTAGGTAAATTGTTTTCGTCTTCATTAAAGGAAATGACCAAAGGGATGATAGGGATGACTAAAGCGACGTTATCTTTTCTATTAACTCCTATCGGTGTATTCTTAGCTGCGATAAGTGCAGCATTCTTACTAGTTAGAAACGCTATGAATCGAAGCGAAGAATCTACTAATAAAATAAACAAAGCTTTTTCTGTTTTTAGCGGACTATTGAACCTAGTGTTAAGAGCGTTAAAACCTTTAGGCGATTTTTTAATAAACGGGATAGTAAAATCTTTAGAGTTTGTAGAAAAATCTGTTTATGCTGTTATAGAGTCTTTTGCGGGAATACTTAGTTTTCTAGGATTTGACGAAATGGCTGATAGCGTTCGCGGCTTTAACAACGAAATGAAAGAAGCTACAAAATCAGCGAAGGCTTTAGCAGATGCGGAGGCGGAATTAAAAAAAGCCCAAAGGGAAACAGGGAAAGAAGTAAAGAAACTACAAAAACAGCAAGAGGATTTAAGGCAAGTTAGGGACGATGTTACAAAAACTTATAAGGAGCGAAACAAAGCAAACGATGAACTAGCGTTAAAACTACAAGAGCAGCAAAGGCTTGAATTAAAAACGGCAGCTATAGCGGTAAAAGCTGCAAAACTATATATAAAAGAAAAAGGGAAGCAAAAAGATTCTTTAGATAGATTAGCAGCTGCGGAAGAAGAGTATAGCGATGTTTTAGAAAGAGTTAATGGTATTGAATCTGAACAGCTTACAAATCGAAATGCGCTTCAAAAAGAAGCTGCCGACAAAGCTAAAGCAATAAGAGAAAAAGCTTTTAATGATTCTATAAAAAAGCTAGACGACGAATTAAAATTATTTATCGCTCAACAAGGAACGCGTGCAAAAACTTTAGAAGAACAGTTAGTAGTTGCTAAGGGTATTGCTGAAAGAGAAACGGAAATATTAAAAACAAAGCTAAAAAACAATAAAAAGTTCCAAGCCGAATATGATGCAGAAATATTAAAAATAAACAATGATCTGGCAGACAAAAAAGCGGACATAATTGTTGAAAATGCTGAGCTAGAGTTAAATAAGTATATCAAAACTAATGAGTCTAAACTTGATAATGATAAGTTTTTTAGTGATGAATCGTTACGCATAGAGAAAGAGCGGCTTAATTCCATTGCGAAAAAGCAAGGAGAATTTGCGAAAATCCAATTAGAACAGGGTAAAATAAACAAAACCGAGTATAACGCAGCTATTAATGAAATTAATGACGAGAATCAGAAAGGAATTGACGAAGCTAAAAGAAAAAGGGATAAGGATAAGAAAGAAGCTGAAACAATTGACGCGGAGAATCAAAGAATACTAGACGAGGAAAAATTTAATACCGAATTAGAACTACAATTAAATAGGCTTCAAATAAAGAAGGAGCAAGAAATTGAAGTAGCGAAAGATAAAGGTGCTAGTGTAGAAAAAATAGAATCCGTATACAGGTTAAAAAAAGAACAATTAGAAGCGGCTGCATTAGAAGCTAAAAGAAACGCAAACGCGACAGCATTTGGACAAATTGCAGATTTACTAGGAGAGGAAACAGCACTAGGAAAAGCGGCTGCATTAGCTCAATCAGCAATAAATATTCAAGTAGGTATAACTAAAGCGTTAGCAAGTAAGGGGTTTGCTGGAATTGTAGAAGGTGCGGTAATAGCAGCGAAGGGCGCGCAATCAGTCGCTAAGATAACAGGAATAGGGACTAAGTTTGAAAAAGGAGGATTTAGAGAAGTCGGTGGCAAACGGCATAGTCAAGGAGGCACAAAGTTTTTTGGCGAAGATGGTACTGGGTTGGAGGTTGAGAAAGGTGAGGGAATTGGAGTTTTTAGCCGAGATGAATTTACAGCATTAAGAAATCAGAATAATGCTTCTTTAGCTTCATTAGGGACTACTAATAATATTACACAGTTTGTTAGTCAAAGCAATTCACTTTCGGAAGGGCAAGTTTTTGCTGCGGTATCCAAAGCCTTTCAATCGATGCCTCAACAAGTCGTCGCGGTTGAAGATATTATATACCAATCACAGAGTTATGTTCAAGTTAAAACGGCTGCGGATCTATGATAAAAGATATTTTAAGCGGCTGGACAAACTTTATTGATAAATCAGAAGTAACGGAAGAAATAGCAAAGGAACGCGCAGAAATATGCGCAACATGTGAACACGCAAAGAAAGGTATGTTATTAACCTTTATTAAGGACTCCTTAAAAAATATAGAAGGTCACTACTGCAATGATTGTGGCGGATGCCCTTTATCAGCTAAAGTAAGAACTAAAAACGATGTTTGTGAAAAATGGCAACGAGATACGAAATAATTAAAAATCTAGGACGCAACTTCTTAGTACTGATTCAAAACGGTATAATCTCAATAACATTACTTGAACACAAGACGATGTACGAAGACTATTTAGATGAATTAAATAGTAATAATGTAACAAAATCAGTTTCAAACATATCGATTAAATACGACGTAAGCATGCGTAAAATATTTAGAATTGTCGCCTATATGGAGCAAAAAACTACTGACAAAACTATGTCATAGAAAAAAGCCTACATATAATATACCTTTGTCTGCATGACAGGGAATCTATACATTAATGGAGATATAGGTAAATACACAGCATCTGACGGTGAAGAAATCGACGGCGTTGTTTTACTTGATATTATACAACAAGTTAAGAAGTACCCAGACGCAGAGCGATTTAAACTACACATAAATACGTTAGGTGGATCTATCTACGAGGGGAAAAGAATAAAAGAATACTTAGAGTCTTTAGGGAAACCGATTGATACATATGGTTACAATGTAGTTGCATCGATGGGTACCGATATTTTCTTACTAGGAGAGAAAAGAGAGCTTAAAAAGGGAACTGACTTTTTTATTCACTTGCCACAAGGTGGCGTGCATGGCGACTCAGAACACATAATGGATTACGCCAAAGAAATGGCTGATCTTAAAAAAGAAATGCTTGACAACTACATCCAAGCAACAGGGCTGAATCAAGAGGCGTTAATGCCCTTGCTAATTGATGAAACTACACTTACAACAGAGCAAGCATATAGTTTAGGTTTTGCAAACTCTCAACCGCTTGCGGTTGAGCCTATCGCGTATTTTAACACTAATATAAATAATAATAATATGAATTTAACAGCAGAGGATAAGAGCTGGATAGATAAGCAGTTTGAAGGTATTTCAAATAGCCTATCTAAGATTTTTAAATCAACTCCAAAAAATGTGATGGAGACAGCCGCCGACGGGGAGACAATGATTGATTTTCCAGACATAGAAGAGGGTCAGCCTATCTCTATAGGCGCAAAAGCTATGGTGGACGGATCTCCCGCCGAAGGCGAATATGTAATGCCTAGCGGAAACACATTTGTTTTTGTAGCGGGGGAACTTACCGAGATTAGAGAATCGGAAGCTAAAGAAGAAGGTGCTGAAGGAGACGCTGAAATGCTAGCCTTTATTGAAGATTTGAAAAAGCAACTTACAGTAAGCAAAGATGAGTTCGCAACTGCAAAAAAAGAAAACGAAACGATTAAGAAAGAGTTAGTAGCGGTTAATAAGGAAAAACAAACGCTTATCACTCAAGTTTCTAACATTAAAAGTCAGCAAGAAAAATTTCAAAAAGAACTGAAAACTAAGTTTGATTTTACTGCAAAAAAAGAAGGTGAAAAAGAGGCTGATACAGGAATCGAAAAAAATGATGCAAAAAACGCATTAGAAACAATTAGAAACAAAAGAAAAAACAAGTAAGACATGGCAAGTGCAATTAATAATGGGGCATTTACATTTAACCCCGAAGAAATAAAAGATTGGTCTGAAGTAATTAACGAATTAACATTCGCCGATCCAGACTTAAACGCTATTCACGACATTCAACAAGGTATTAAATACGACGAGCAAATAGTGTTTGCTGGTAAGATTGGATTGATGGGTAAAAAAGTAGGCGCAAACTGCGCACCGAACGAAATTTCAGGTATTTCGTTAACGGAAAAGTTTTGGAATCCTGTATTTGAAGACTTCAGATTAACACATTGTTCTACAGATGTTAACACGCAAGATAAGTTAGTTAACCAAATGGCTCGAATGAATCCTGATTATAGAGATGTAGTATCTGGTTCTAATTCAAGCACAGGAAATTTCTTAGTAGGAAAAGTTATTGACGGGTTCAACGAAACTATTTTAAGGAAAGCATGGTTTAACGACACGGCAGCCGACACGGTGGTAAACGGTGGAGTGTTGACAAATGGAACTGATAAGGAGTTTTTTAATTCATTTGATGGAATTTTTAAACAAATGTTTGTCGAGATTCCAGATACTGATAGTAAATATGTGAGTATTCCTAAAAATGGAAGAGCTAACTATGAGGATCAAGAATTAACCGCAAATGAATCTATTGCTATTTTAAAAGCAATGTACAAAAAAGCGGACAGCCGATTACTTAGTGATCCAAACAAAAAGTTTTACGTTACAAGAACAATCTGGGATGGTTATTTGGATGATTTAGAGGACATTCAAAATCAAGGAGCTGGAAACACTCTTATTAATGAAGAAGGGAAAGAAACTCTAAGATACAGAGGTGTAGAAGTTGTTAAGATGGAGATTTGGGATCGTATCATCGAAGATTTTGAAAACAACGGGACTACTTACAATCTACCACACAGAGCAGTTTTAACAACTCCTTTAAATATTCCGATTGGTACACTTTCTCAAGATGATTGGGGAACGTTAGACGCATTTTATGACAAGGTAACTGCTAAGAATTACATAGACGGAATCTATTCCCTTGATTCTAAATTTATGCAAAAGTACTTAGCAATATTCGCATATTAATAATTTAAAAAACAGAAAAACATGGCATGTGAAGGATTGATTACAGCGGATATGTTATTTGATTGTCTTAACGCTCCTATTGGGGGAATTGAGGTAAACGTTTTATTATTCAATGTTGTAGATATAGATTACTCAGCACTCACAAGGGATGCTGCAAACCCTGATATTATCACAAATTTCGCTTTGAAAGCTGGAAAGACAGGTTTTTTACTTCAAGGCATTAAGCAAGTAAATAGCGGGGCATCTGAACTTGTTAAAAAAGAGTTTTCTAACGACAAGAGAAAGCACACTTTTAACGGTACAGTATTTAATGTTAGTGCAGCAAACAAGTTGCAGATAAATCAAATGGCAGAAGGTGGAAAATATGTTGCTATTGTTGAAAGAAAATGGAAAGGAACAAACAACACCGAAGCGTTCTTAGCTTATGGAACACAGTCGGGCCTAGAGCTCACAACAGAAGTGCATAACACTAATGAAAATGATGGTGTTTTACAATTCTCTTTAGCGAGTGCTGACGGATACGAAGAAAACTTATTGCCTAGTACGGTTTTAGAAACTGACTACGCAACAACTAAAGCCGCTTTTGATGCAAAGTTTGCAGCTTAATTGGTTAGAAATGGAAGTTAATGACATCGTTAGCAAAGTAACTGCTAACGGTGTTAAATACTTGGAGTTGTTTATACGAGATTATACGAGAGAATTTAACACAACGGTAAATCCTAGCTGCGGCAAATGTATTGCAGACTACTTAAGAATTTACAAAGAAAAATTTCAAGCAATGGAAAATTCAAGCGATTACCAACTACATAAAAAAAGAGAACATCTACAATTAGAGTTCGGAAGCAATATTAGGGTTTCAAATGCTAATATTACTAATGAGTACGCAAAACGGTTAATTAGTAGATACCACCCTATTCACGGAGAGAAAACACTAGACTATTTATTTTCTAAATATCCTAAAAATGAAACTGAAATAGTAGTTGAGGAATTAGATGTGAATATTGAAAATTTGATAAAAAATACAGCAGAAAAACCAAATGACGAATTGACATTTTCAGCATTAAAATTAAAATACCCAAACATAAAGGCGAGATCAAGAGAGAAGTTCCTTGCAAAAATATCTGAATAATGGCATCAAAAATGCAAACATTCTTTTTTGACTTAGCTAAGCGGCTGATAAAATGGGATAAGAGTCTGGAGGTTTACCGAAACGGTGTAGATAACGCATATACAGAACGTACTGACAGACTTATAAATAATTCGGTAACCGCTAAAATGGCTAGCGGGATAATGCAGCAGTACCTTATCGGAAAAGGCTTTGGAGAAAGCGACGACAGTATAATTAATTCAGACACAGAACAAACGTTAATTGATTTTTCGGAAGATGTGTGCGAGTCGCTGGTGGAAAATAGAGGTGTAGCTATACACTTTAACTACATCGTTGATAAAGAAACAAACTTAAAACCAATAAATCCAGAGGTGATACCATTTAATACTGCTAGGTTAGGAAAAAAAGACAGTAAAAAATACAGCGGAAAAATATTACTTCACGATGATTGGGTTTGTGAAAGAATAAAAGCAGAATCTGCTTCCGTATTTGATGTATTTAATAATAATCAAGATGTTGTTAAGGCTCAAGTAAAAGCGGCTGGAGGCATAACGAAGTATAAGGGTCAAATTCTATACATAAGCTACGACAAGAAATATTATTACCCGTTATCCCGCATTGACTCAGTAATGAATGATTGTGATAGTGAGGCTCAGGCTTCTGTTTATAAAAATCAACTACTTAGAAATGGTTTTTTCGGAAAAACACTAGTAGTTACAAGACCTTTAATTGATTCAGATGTAGAGGAATATAAACTTGTAGATGGTGCAAATGTGAGAAACCCTGAGTACCACAGAATGCAAAGTGAAGCGGATAAAACAAAAGAGACAATAGAAAAATTCTTAGGCGCAGAAAATGTTGGCGGTGCTATGATGATTGAGCTAGAGCATAACGGACAAAGTTTTGACGAAGCGATTATGATTAAGCAAATCGAAAGCAAGATAGATGATAAGATGTTTGAGTTTACAGAAAATAGCGTTTCAAAGAATATACTTATGGCGTTTTGCAACATTCCTGTTTCATTAGTTAAATCTCCTGATAGCGCATTACTTGGAAATAGTGGTGAAGCACTTAGAGAGGCTAAAAAATCATATTGGGAAAATACAGAAAAAGAAAGAAACAAATTTGTTGCGCTGATTAACCGTGTGCTATCGGTTATGAGTACTGAAATGGAAATAAACATAATACCTCTAATAGATGTCAATAACAACAAAATTAATCAACAGAGTACAGATACAGAAATATAAACAATTGTCCTCAAGCGGGTATGAAGCTAAGTTAGATCAAATTATATTAGACGCTCAATTTATAGATTTACGCCCATTGTTAGGAGAGGAGTTATATAATGACTTACTAAACAAAGTAGAGGATGGAAGCAATCAATACGATGACCTTTTAGATGGTAGTACTTATACATATCAAAACACAACATATAACAACTACGGTTTACGTGTTGTTTTAGCAAACTACATATATGCACGTTGGATAATGGAAGGTGATGTAATTGATAATCCTTTTGGCGCAACTAGAAAACTAAATCAAGGAGTTAGTGAGCCTATTTCTTTTCAGACAAAAAAACAACTAGATACTGATAATAAAAATTCAGCTTACAATTATTGGCTAAATGTGAGGGCGTTTATTGTTAGAACAGGACTACCGCTATACAATGTCTGCCGTCCTCAAAAAAACACGTTTAAAATATCAAAAATAAGCACAAGCAGAAATGACTATAATTATAGATACGGTAAGCGATACTAGATTTACGTACAATGGAATAGAGTATTTTAAAAATTTCACTCCAATAGTAAGAGGTGACAATATCGAAGTTGTTAATACGTATGACAGAAGAATATCATTGACAGATTCGCCTACTATTTATTCAGATTATATAGTTGATGGAGTTGCATTCGCGACAGTTGAATTATTGCAAACCGCATTGCTACCTGTATTATTTACTAGATCCACTTTAAGCGGTGGCGGTGGCGGCAGTAGTGATGTTTTACAAAGAGCTGTTGCAGTTTTCGCAGAAGCTACAAGCGTGAACAATGCAACTATTTACAGCGAACTGAACGCTACAAAATTATCTATTCCTAGAAATTCAGACTTAGCTTATGAAACTTGGTTATCTGGAAACGGACAAACAACAAATCAAGTGCTTAATATTTATTTTGAAAAAGGTGTAACACCCGAATTTTTAACATACATAAATGGTGGAACAGGCGTTTCTACAATGAAAGGAGGTTGTAAAAATACGTTGATATACGGCATGACTTCGCAAACAAAATGGAATGCTAGGAGTTACACGACGGTTTATACTGATCCTGTAGCTGACGCATTTTTACTATTTGACGCAACAGGAACAACAGGAACAGACGGAACAAGCGGATCGGGAGTGTTAAACTCATATAGCTATACTCAGAATTTCGGACGGGGTGAAGAATTGCAAATACTTCCAAACTCTCCTTTGATTTACGGCTTAGTACTAAGAATCGCAGACAGATACAATGAAAATTATATATCAATAAAAAGAATATGGCTACACTACAACCAATAATATGGGAGATAGAAGAGTTCGCTGGATTAATGGGTGATCAATTAACGGGTAAGGATTTCACAATAACAAAACAACTAACCGCTACGGAATTAGATTTTGACAAAGGGCGTGAAGCTGGAAAAATCTATTCGCTAACTAGGGACGAAAATATCACAGCGATAAGTGAAAAACATGAAGATGTGCGCGAAAATGGTTTTTTAACAGGGATCAAAGAAACGTATAGCTGGTATAATTACGACGGAACTATTTTCGAGTCAAAAGAAAGTATTAAATCTTTAGGAGTTACACGCGCAGAAGAAGAAGAAGAAAACAGGAGAGCGCGACAAATCACATACTTGCAAGGAGCGGGAAAAAGACTAGGAAAGCAAAAGGAAATTAACGAGCTATTCAAGCACTACGAAAATATAATTCAGTCATACAAAGGAAACGGAGGCACTGTATTTCTTGGTGCGATAAATTCAGAAACAGACAGTGAAATTATAAAGATACTAAACAAGGTGCTAGCAGACGGAAACACAATAAAACAAGCGATACTAAATCAAATAACATAATAATGATAGAAACTACCATAACAGAATACGACGCTTATATAGCATCGCTAACAAATGTAGAAATTAAAGAATCAGATGTATGTAATATTCATACAACAATGCATTATGAACTAGGGGAGTTGTGCGCTATAAAAACACACCACACTTTAGAGGGAACAAACAAATACGAAATAAAAAGCACCTAATAAATAATTTTATGAATAATAAATTTTTAAATAGGTTTCGCAAGATTGAAACAATAAAAGCAACATTCTTGATATTTATCCCTTTAATTTTAATATCAGCATCTGGAGAGACAAGGGAAAGCATTTCCGATTACATTTATTCAGATGTGCGAGATTTATTCGTAGGGTTATTGTCGTTTGCTGCCGCTATGTTTATTTATAATGGTGTTGTGAATAACAAGTGGTATAATATTGCACTAGGGTTTTCACTTGTAGCTATCTCATTAACACCACATTACGACCTACCTATTATGCATTACGCTAGTGCGGGGTTATTTTTCTTAGGGTCTATAGTTGTAATGATTTTTTACAGCTCCGCAAAGCAGCGGATTTATAAAATAATTGCTGGATTTTTCATAATACTAGCAATGTCATTACATTTTGTATTTGACACATTTAGCTTATTAATTGCCGAATGGATAGGGTTAATTCCTATCTCATTACATTTTATATTAGAAACAAACAATAAAATAGATTAGTTATGACAGAAGAACAAGAAAAAATGTTGATTGAAGTTCACCAAATGTTGGGAGAATTTAAATCTGATTACAAAGAATTTAAAAGCACAACAGGGTTTGATCCTTCAGACAAAGGAGGTTGTCCGAAATTATCATGAAAAAGCTAAAACACATATTAAGCTATCCTTTAATAAAAATATTTAAGCACGACTTAGTTTTAAAAATAACAGTAAGATCAATATTTATTTTGTTTGTTATTTTCTCGTTCGCTTGGGTTTCAGAGCGTTGTTTTAATAATTTACACAAGTCTCTTGAAGCATACATTTATTTTGTTTTAAATACGATATATCTAATTATCGCACTATTGCCGTTAGGTTATTTTATTTCAAAATACAAGTTTTGCGTAACGACGTTGGTTAGTTTTTATATGATAATATTTTTACGTGTTTTTTGGATGATAAACAAGTACATAATAAAAGTGCCAAATTATGAAGATGTAAATATAGTATTTATCCTTTTCGCGTGGCTAGTAATAATTTATGATCGTTACAAAAGTATAAGAAAATAGAATAGTATTAATCCCCCTAAACAAACAGTATTGCATGAAAAATGAAAATTAAAGAAATAAAAATGAATCAATATTTAGAAATGATTTCAGACCCCAAAAACTTTGCTTATGTAATTGCCGCATATCTGAGTATTGACGTGGAACTGTTCGGGATTCTCCTTACAATACTATTTATTAATAGTGTATTTGGAGCAATAAGAGAGGTTAGGTTTGGTGTTGACTTTAGCAAGAAAAAATTCCTTTGGGGCTGGGCTTTAAAGCATGACGTATTAATAATTCTCTTAGCGGTTTTTGTACTAGGAAAAGCAGCGGGAAAAGATTTTTCAATTGGTGTAGATGCTATGTTGAGAATTTTAATCGTAGCAGAAATATACTCAATCCTTGGAAACTTCTATATGATTAGAACAAAAAAGAAAGTCAAGAAATTCGACATAGTAACTTTTCTTATAAAGCTATTGCGTAATAAGATTGAGTTCTACCTAAGAAGGTTTAAAATAGTAATTGAGTCAAAAGGTGATTGCGAGATGAACAATAAAGATAAAGAGATATGAATACAGATATTATAGAAAACGCCTTAAATGAAATAGGAAAAAAAGAGATAGTAGGAAGTAAGCACAATCCAAGAGTTTTAGAGTATTTCAAAACAGTAGGGCATTCGTGGGTTAAAAATGATGAAACCGCGTGGTGCGCTGCTTTTGTAGGATATGTTTTAGAAAGATCAGGATATAGCTCTACAAGAAAGCTAAACGCTAGATCATACATAAACTACGGAGAAAGCACGAAAGACCCGCAAAAAGGGGATATAGTAGTATTTTGGCGTAATGGTCGTAATTCTGCTTACGGACACGTTGCGTTCTTTGTTAGACAGACTAAAAATTGGATTTGGGTGCTAGGAGGTAATCAAAACAATGAGGTGAATATATCTAAATATCACAAATCAAGATTATTAGATTTTAGAACATTTTAAGTTATGAAAACATTTATTGCGGTATTATTATTCACGCTAACATGCACAGCTCAAAAAGTAATTGTATTAGATTCTGTGTGTAAAATAATTAAGTTTGATGTTAAAGCTAAGAATATTGAGAAAACATTAGACTCTTTGAAAGGTCGTAAGTTTTATATTATTAGAAATATTCGAGGGAAAGAATATGAATGTTTGTTTATTCGGGAAAAGGAATTGAATATTATTTAAGCAAGTTCCATTTTTCTCTAATTACACTTAGTTTGTCTCGTAACTCAAACCTAGTTAATTTATGACTATGCGAGTATAGCGCAGCGTTCTCTATTTCTAAAGTAATATTTCTCACATCATTATTAGAATAGGTGTAGTTTTCTTTTCGATATTCCTCCATAACATTAGCTATTTCGTTTAAATCAAACTTACTTAGCAATGTTATTTCTTTTTGCTTTTTTGCTTTTAAAAAATCTAAAGCATTTATTTGCTTTAATCCCATAATCTAAAGTATTAGTTTTCTAAATTTGATTATTTAATTCCTCATACCAAGCAATCGACTGCCTAATAGCTTCTGCTTGATAATAATTATCAGGTTCATCTTTTTGGATTAAAGCTTTTTCAACCTGTTTTAAGGTGTCAATACTTTCTTCTCCGTCAATTAACTTTTGACACATTTTTTGTTTTACGTTATCGATCTTAGCTAATATATAATTACTTGTCATAATTTTAGTTTAATTCATTAACAGTTAACTGATTCAATATATTTTCAAGTATAGTTTTTTCGGATTTCATTTTGTTTAATTCCTTTGTGTAAAAATTAACTTCATTAGGTGTCGTGTAATTACTTTTATTACTTTCTAAAGTGTAAATCTTACCTTCTAGTTCTCCACCCTTTTCAGATAGGTAATTTAATTCTTTTTCCATTGTTATTTAGTTTTGTTGTTTAGTCTAAAAATGTAGGTATTTTTATAAAATTATCACTTTCTAACATAGAATAAGGAGATGAGTCCATTTCATTTATCAAACTTTTAAATCTCGGATTTTCATATACTTTAGGTAGTTTTGAGAATACCTTCATCACAATACTTTCATAAGAATACTTGTAAATAAAATAACATTCTTTTTTAGGAACTATAACCTGATAACCACCGTTAACACCTCTTTTTAGTAACTGCTTAAAAACCTCAGTTTTAATCCTGTTAGCATACACTCTGAGTTGAGTACTTGAAATAATATCTTCTTCTTTAAGTAAGTTTAAAAAATCATTAAGGCATACATAAGCTTGCCTTTCTGATTCGTCACTTATATATCTTATTTTACTTTGTGTATTCATAACTATTTGCTTTAATTATAATTTATCTTTTTTACGGGTTACTAGTCCCTTTATTCCACTAAAACTAAACAAATTTCAATCCCATCAGGTTTTATATACAAGTCATAGACTACAAATAAAGGACTATCTAGTTCAAGAAATCGCTTCTGATCTGTATTAAATCCAAGTACTTCTGTAAATAAACAAAGATCAACCTTCATTCCTTTTGTCGGTAAAAAAGGTAATTCAAACACCGTATTATTTATTTTATTTTGTATACTTTTACCTATTAATATTTCACTTTCAGGAAAGTGATCTTCAGTTATATTTTCATCTAAATAAAATGATACTTTCATAATTATACTTTTTAGTTATTGATTAATTAAGACTATAATTCGTCAGGAAAGACCCAGTGCCCGTTAACTATATCTGTAATCATATTTACAGTTTCATCTAAAACCTCTCCAGCTATTGGTGCTTCCCCTAAACCCATATCTGAAATATGGTTTAAATACATTTTTCTAACTTCTATTTTTGTCATAATTTTATCATTCACATTTAGGAAGTATACCCTTCCATTGTTTTTTATCGTTGTATATGTGATCGAATTTGTCGCTTAGCTCTATTAATTCGTGAGGCTCTACATTTAAAAAATCAGCTATTATTTTAAGCTTACTTAATGAAGGAATTGTTTTTCCTGTCACCCAATCACTTACCGTAGTTTCTCTTTTTGTTTCAAGGAAAGAAGCAAGGTCTTTGCCTTTTACTCCTTTCGCTTCCATAACTTCCCTTAATCGTAATTTTATATTTTGCTCTTTTTTATCTCCCATTCTACAAATGTAGTATTTTTTGATTGTGAGTTTATTTATAGCGTGTTTTTATCTACTGCTAATCCTTTTTCGATTAATCCAAAAACGTCAAAGTGATTTTCTAATAAAACCTCAAATAATTGGTAGCTTAAAAGAGATACATCACCACTTAATTCTAATAATTGTATTTGTATTGTTTTAGAGTCGACACTGTTCCAATTCTTTAATTTAGATAAAGGTTTTAATAATGGCTTAAATTCCGTTTCATTAGGTTCTGCTAAATAGACATCTGTAGCATCAGAGAATGTAATTACTTGATCTGCGAAACACACCGTTTCTATTCTTTCATTTAGCCAATGCTCATTATATTCATGATCTGATACATTACCCTTTAAATTATAAGGTAGATAAGGCGCAAGGTGTTTTAATTCTAGTTTATTCATAATTTTTAGCATTAATTCTCTACAAATATAAACAATTTATCATAAATAACACTAAATAAGTTATTTTTATTTTGTTTATAACGTTTTATATGCTATATTTGCATAGCAATAAACTACTAAAACCTATTACGTAAACTAAAATAAAGCGTTCTAAGGGTGCTTAATTAAAAACTGATAGACACATGACAGAAGTCGGCAAAATAACAATAAACGCAACAGAAGAAGAAAGGCTTAACAACGAGATGGAAAATGAAATTCAAGATCAAAAAGAACATCTTAAAAAATACACTAAAAACATAACTAGCCTTTTAGGAAAGAAGCGGTCAAAAGAGGTTAAAAAAGCTATGATAAGCTACTTAGTGGAGAACCTTTAAAAACTAATACAGGTAGTGCGATGAAAAACGGAGATAACCCTTTCGTATGGAAAACAACTGTAATAATCTGCAAAAGATGGTTTAAAAGCCAAGTGAAGCACTACTTGTATTTATTGTAACGTACTTAAAAACTAAAACATTATGGAAAAATTAAACATTGTTAAGCAATTTATTATTGAAGCATCTAAAAATTTAGAAATAGAATCCAATGAAATAACATTAGCATTAAGTGATGATAAAAAGACTATAGATATATATGACGATCATTGGAATCTACTAGAATCAATTGAATTAGAAACATCTACAAAAACTAAAAACTAAAACAATGAGAGAAATAAAATTTAGAGGCTATCAACCTCAATTAAAAAAATGGGTTTATGGAAATTTAATATCTAAACCAAACGGGGCAACTTTCATTTTTGATTATAAAGATAATTTCGAGGATCGAATAGAAGTAGACCCCGAAACAGTAGGGCAATTTACAGGACAATCTGACAAGAACAAAAAAGACATTTACGAACACGACAAAGTAAGTGATGGTAAATTTATTTACAAAGTAGCTTGGGATAGAAACAACACACGTTTTTATCTTGAAGCAATAAACGTTATAAACTCAGAGTCTATTTTAGATGTTTTTTTAGGTATAGAAAACCATCCATTGGGTAATGGTTATTTCAGTCGAAAAGATTTAGAAATAGTTGGAAACATTCACGAAAAAACAACAGTATGATAGAGTATTTAAAACCCATGAAAAGAACTGTTTCTTCGCAAAAAGAAGAAGATTTGATTGATTACATAATTAAAAATATTGAATCAAGAAAAACCAAAATAATTGACGACTTATATAATAAAATAGGACGATTGCAATACGAAATTAATTGCTTAGGACTTGACAAGGAAGAATTGACAGGTGTTAGTATTAGAATAGAAGAATTAAAAGCCTTAGTTAAAAATATTGAGGTTGTACATTGCTGTAAAAGCGATAGCGAGCTGTTAAATGGTTTTTTAGAGTTTGCAAAAACATACGAAAATGATGGTTATTCTTTAAGTTACTTAAAAGAAATGTATGATAAAACACGCAATTAAAAATCATGGTATATGAAACAAGAAATTCTAAAAAAACACGGTATTGAAAATCCAAGCAAAGAACTGTTGTTAGCTATGGATAAGTATGCAGTTGCAAAAGTAAGTCAAGAGCTTAAAAGAGTTAGGAAAAGGAAATATTTGGAATTAAATTTAAAAAACGGTTACGATGAAAAATAAAATACTACTCTACACTATAGGCGCGCTAATCACTTTATTTATAGGATCACAAATATACAACACCTATACAATAAATAGCCTTAAATCAAAGATAAGCGATATATACGACAATCAAATAGATAACCTAAAAACACAAGTAGTTAATCTACAGACAAAAAAAGACAGCTTACAAAGTAAAGTAGTTGCAAATGAAAAAATTATCGACTCTTTAGAAGTCTACGGAATACAGTTAATAACAAAAAGAAACACGAATGAAAGCTACTACAATAAAAAGATTGCTAACGTTAATACTAGTTCTAACGACAGTATTAGAATGTTTTTGTCAAACTATAAGTATTCCGCAGAAGCAAGCAAAGGAAATAACTAAAGGTTTGATAAATGGTCAAAAACTGACCAAAGAAAATAAAATATTGAAATTGGAAATAATAAACTACAAAGGTATAATTATACGGAAAGACTCAATAATTACAGATATAAAACTTCAGTTGAATTATTCAGAATCTCAATTATTTTTAACCAACGAACAATTAAGGCTTACCAATGAAAAGTTCAAACTTCAAAAAAGCAACACAGGATTAAAAAATACCATTTGGGGTATTGGCGGCAGTCTAGTTGGTTTAATTGCGGGGATATTGTTAATTAATTAAAGTTAAAAATGAATTTCAGATTTAGAAAATACAAACAAGGTTGGATAGTAGAGCGAGAACAAAAGTATTTCTTCGGTTTTCGTTCTAAATGGGTACATATAGCTCATTGGTCTGGCTTGGGTGATTATCCATATTATTCAAAAACCCAAGAAGGCGCAAGAGATCAAGCAGTGAGTGAGATTAGAACACAAATTAATCATTCTTTTTTCAGAGATACACCGCATGAAGTGGATTGAAATAATATTAACGGTTGAGATATGAATAGTAAACCCCTTTTTGAGCGTGGGGGATTGTACGCTCTTAACTTAATAAATATATAAAAATGAGTGATTTTAAATGGTTTTTATCAATTGCAACCTTAGTAATAGCAATTGCACTTGGATTAATGTTTGGACTTCCCAAATACAATGTATGGCGTTCGCAAATTGCAATTGAAAAAGCCCAAAATTACGGTAAGGCTGAAATGGCACAGGCTGAACAAAACCGTATGATTTTAATTGAAGAAGCTAAGGCAAATCTTGAAGCGCAAAAGCTAAATAGTGAAAGTGAAGTAGAGCGAGCAAAAGGCATGGCACAAGCGATTGAGATTGAAGATGGTAAACTTACAGCACAGTACATTCACTATTTATGGGTAAGGAACATTGATAAAATGGATGGCGAAAAGATTTATATACCAACGGAAGCCAATTTACCTGTGTTAGAAGCACAAAGTAGAATTTCTATATCTAAAGGCGAATAGAAGCACGAAGCGATCGGTGGCAAGGGGTTTATTATTTATATTTCTTGTTACCATTTCGTTTTAATGAATGGTAACAAATAAATATACGGAAGTTTTAAAAAACGAATAACTATGATAAATCTAAATAATGGAGAATCAAGAATACAAATGAGTAAAGATACTATTACAATTAATGGCAATACGTATCCTAAGCCATCAAAAGGAAATAATATAACGCAAGTAAACGAAAAGATATTTATTAACGGTTATCAGTTTAAAAATGGAAAATTTAAAAGAACCATTTTATCTATGTGGTATTATTATTTCTAAGAACTTACGGGAAGCTGAAAACGACAGAGTAGGCAATAACTAGGGTTAGTTATTTTATATTCTCAAAAAGGGTACTATTGGCGAATAGTGAGACGGAAGAAAACTCTTTTTTTTATTAAAAAAAAACACTTTCCTTGTGGAAATCCACGTGCATTTAATAAATAGATTCAAGATATTTGTATAAAACCAAACAACATGAAAGTAAAATATAAAGGTAGATCAAATTCGAGTTTAACTAAAGGAAATGATTATGCCGTAACCAAAACTACAAACGAAAGATTCCATATAATTAACGATCAAGGAAAAGAGAAGTACTATAATAATAAGAACATAAACTTTGAAAAGATAATCGACATAAGTAGTCTACCAGAATTAGAAAAAGTAGAAGTGTTTGCAGATCAGTTTTTAAAAATTCACAACATTAAAAATGTTTTCGTAGAACAAAACGACGGACAAGAAATAATTATCACACATTTCATGTTTGAATTTTACAAGCATTGCAAATTGGAATTAGATAAAATAAACAAGTAAATTATATAATATGAAAGATACAAAATCAACATTATTAGTTCCATTTTTAGACGAAACAGAGAGTTTTACGCTAGGTTTTGAATGCGGTATAATTTGGAGCAAATTAGAAAAAGAAGAGGAGATAACAAATCAATTAATCCATTTAAAAAACAAAGAGCAAATAATGCTATTATGCGCTAACTTTTCGCTTTTCGCTAATGTAGAGAGGTATTGCGATGAATGGGGGTATTTATCCGTAAAGAAATAAGGGCTAATGAATTAAATTCTAAAGCACAAAAAAGCAGCGAAACTAAAAAAACGCTGCTTTTTCTTTTATTAACCAATCAATAATTAATCCTATGAGGGTAACTAACCCTTTATGTAAACTATAGTGTAAATATAAGATTAATTTTCTAATAAAAAACGATTATACAGGATAAAAAACTATTAATTGATTAAAATTCAGGGTATTTTTTTATAATTACAGTTTTATATAGTCAATAAGAATATTAGTAATCAGGTGTGTTTTCAATAATATCACGCTTATACACACCTGTTGTTTCTTTCAAATAAATATCCGTCATTTTAGCGGAGCTATGCCCATACTGATTCTGTATGGATTCTTTGCTTACCCCAGCAACGTATTTATCGTCACCGCCTTTTCGCTTGTATGAATACATAGTTACATCAATTCCTAAGCCTTTTTTTACGATTCTTCTCCAGCGTTTTGTAGCGGTGTCTGTTTTAATTGGAGTTGGCGCGGGTATAAAATCAATAAACTTTCCAACGTTTCCGCGTCCGCGCTCTCTATAGCTTCCAAACAAATAAAAATCTTTTGGATATTTATGCAATTCCATTGATAATAAAATAGTTTTTAACCCTCTAGGAATAACTACATTTCTTTTTTTAGTCCCCGATTTAGTGATCTTTGGTGGTAACCTTATTTCGTTGTTATCAAGATTAATCATTTCTAATTGAATAGAAAGTATTTCAGAAGGACGTATACCTGTATAGTACTCGGTAGCAATGAAGTTGTTGAAATACGGATAAAAACCGCTTAACTCGTTCTTAATTACCTCGTGATCCTCGTTAGTTGGCTTTTCGTGTAGTGTACTTTCTTCTTCTGGAAGCCTGTCAATTAGATAGACAGGATTGTGCTCTATAATATCCCATTTAAGAACTTCAACAATAACCGCGCTTAAGTAATTAAGATTTTTGTTATACGATTTGTTTGACCATTTAAATTCTTCTTTTGCTTTTTCCGCTAGAGTTCGTATGTGAACACGTTTCACTTCTTTAACCGAAAGATCATTCCAAGATAGAAGGTTTACAATTTTTCTAAAAGAAGAAACTGTGCCTTTATATCCTGAGAATGTTTTTTTTGCTAAGCGGTCTTTTTTCTTATCCAGCGCAAAATTCAAGGCTTCGACAAAAGTCATTTCTTTTTTTGCTTGGACTTTAATAAGTGGATTCCAGCCATTTTTTAGCTTGTCGTGCAATGCTTTTTTTAAGATGTTTGCGTGTATTTCGCGCTCTTTTAGGCATTCGATACGGTTGATTCCGTACTTATACACTTTCTTTTTTCCTTGATAGCGGGTGTAGATGTACCATCCTTCAGCTGCTTTACATAGCTTAGGCACTGTGAAAATTGATTTTTCCATTTTAATTTAGTTTTAATTAAAATGCTTGCGGAAACTTGAAAGATCAATAAATAATAAATGTACACTATTTGTACACACTTTTTAAAATTTGTTTTATAACTAGCTAATAAATAGCTAGTTATAAAACTTAGCGGAGAAAGAGGGATACTCTATCCGCATATCTTAAAAAGTTATTTAGCTGATATTCAAGTGGTTGAAGTATTTTAATTTGGTTAATTTTGACGGTTTTGTACACGGTTTGTACACGATTTAAACCAAATTAAAGGAAAATATTTGAGTATTGCAAATTGTAGTTTTTGCACATTGCTATATTCGTTTTAAAACTTCCGTATATTTTTTTAACATTTATTTAAGAGAATTATAAATATAATATACTGTTAGTTAGGTATTTGTGAAAGTTCCGTATATACTTATGTTAGTAGCAATTAAATTTTACTACTTCGTGCTATTCTGCCAAGACTTTCAAGAGATTTATTCATTTTATCGCTATCCCAGCGTTCTTGGTAAAATTCCACCGCCCAATTACTTGGGTGCATATATTTCAAAAACACATCTTTTTTTAAAATTGTCAGGTATAAACAATAACTTTCGTAGTCAAAAGTCCATTGGTCTTCGTTGTTTTCTGTTTTTAAAAACTGTGCTATAAATCTCTTGAAATTGCTTAACCCCCAAAGGTATTTGTTAGCTAATTCAATTCCGTGCCTTAAATTGTCCGTTTCTATTTGGTTAATTTCTTCCAATTCCTTTGGGTTGTCTAATTCATTATATTCTTTCATATCGTAAAATTTAACAGTTCGCTTCGCCTACTAACACGCTATATAATTAATGCTCGTTCAGTTTTTCATAGTAAAATTTACCATCAAAAGGTTTGAAAGAAATAATACCATACTTCATTGCAAGTCTTACTATAAATGGTTTTTTAATCCTTTCAGTTATTGTGGCTAATTGCTGTTTAAATTGGTCAAGGCTAAATGTACTTTTATAGAAATTGCATTGCCTACAAGATGGGTTGTAATTCTCAATATCGTCTTTCCCACCTAAGTATTTAGCCTCTATATGGTCAACTTGCATTTTCTTGTATTCCAAATCTTCGCCACAATAGGCACATTTGCAATTATATTTCTTCCAAACCTTTTCTCGTAGTTCCGTTTTCATAATTAAATTTTGTGTTTAAATTGCGCACTAATCATATACAACTAAGTTGTAAACAATGCTACAACTTTGCTAATAATTCATCAAGTTTAGAATTTAACGAATCTAGCCTATCAGAATTTGAGTAGGTCAATAAAGTTTCGTCAACGTCTTTTAGTTGCTCTTTAGTTAGGGTTTTGCTTATTTCAATCAATTCTTAGCGAGTTCTAACGTATCGTTTTTGGTTCTATTCTGCCATAATTCTACGATTTGATTATCAGAAAGCACTTCAATTATTGTTGCACGCTTGTTGAATGCAGACATGTGTCTATTACTAGAGTTTCTAGTTTCTACTAAGACATTTACTTTAAATTCGTTTGTTTGTACTTTTGCGTTTTCTTTCATAATCTATTTTTTAATTGTGGCGTGTAAATATTTCGGTTTTTTGATTGGTCATGGTCTTTCTAATTAAAGCGCATACCAAACAACGTGATTGATATTAAGATTAATTTCAATACATCTGCCTAATGTATTAAATGAGTTATCAGGATTGGCGTTCACTTTTATAAAATAATCTCCTTGTGTCTTTGCATTTTTTATCAAATTTTCAAATTCTTCGTAAGTTTCCTCAATAGATATTTTTCCCGTTGATAGTTTTACTTGCATGTTGTTTTAATTTTAGTTACTGTTTAATTCCTTCTATAAAAGAGTCTAGGTCTTCAATAGTTTCTAAAAGGTTCTGTTTTAATTCTTCAGCTTGTGCTTTATAATACACAGTTGTTTCTAATTCATCAGTCTTTACTTCCATGAAACTATTGATGTATCTTTTTGTTTTTAACATAATCCTATTTTTTTAATTAGTCACGGGAATGTTTAATTGTTCCCTAACCTTATTTAATGTTTTTATAGCCTCGTTTACTTCTTCGAAATTATCACCTTCATAACTCGCATCTATTCCGCAGTTGTTTATATCGTTTTCTAGTTCATTTAAAAGCTCTTTCATAATCCTATTTTATATTCTTCAATAAGATCATCTAGCCCAAACTCGTCCATATTATTAATCCAACTTAAACATAGTTCTCTTTTTTCTTCTTCTGTCATTGGTTCTTGGTTTTTTGTTTGTTAACAAAATCTAAAGCGTTACCGTAGGCGTTTTTTAATGAGTTCCCTCTACCTAAGACATTTTTATCATACACATTATCGTAGACAACAAAATCTTTGTTGTAGCCTAAATTTAAACAGTAAGCGCCTGAGTGTATTTTTATTAAATCGTCTCTTACCTTCATAATCCTATTTTTTAATTGTGGCGTATTCGCCATGTTAAGGTGTTTTGTTTAATATACCGAACTGCTAGCAAACCCGAAAATATCTTTCCTAATATGGTTCATTGTCTCTTTTTTGTGCTTAACTCTAGTGATGGAATTTTCTTTATATCTCCTATGCTTCATTATTTTAGCACATTTTTTAGAACACCGTGATCTATTTATGTTTGTATAGTAAGAAGTTCCGGCACTCGCATTGCTTTTCTTTTAAGTCAAAATCGTGTTTGTATTTGCTTGTTAAATAATCCATAATCTTAGTTTTTGTCTATTGTGTTAGGTGTTAAGGCTTTATTTTTAACCAAAATTCATTTTTAACTTCCTTTATTTGATCCTCAGTAAGTAAGTGGTTATAGTTGCCTGTAAGTGGTTTTCTTTTTCCTTTTGGCGTTAAAGTTGTGTTTATATCGTATCTAAACTTATTATCGTTTATATCAGTTTCCCACTCATTTTTAGTTATCCAAAGTGATACGTGGATAGTTAATTTTCCTTGATTGTGTTTTATTATTTTTTCGTGATTCATGGTGTTTTAGTTTTATTAGGTGTTAAGCTATTTTTTGAAACTCTGAAATATCAACGCTTTTTACGTATTTTCCCGTTTCAACCATCTTTATATTCGCTTTCCCTCCAAAATTAACACTCATTACCTCCACTGCGTCACAACCCCATGAAACAATTTCGTTTACATTAGGAATCCAGTTTTTACCTTCCATAATTATTTGATTTAGATTGATTGCTTCATTGCAACAGTACAAATATAAGTCAAATATACAAACTACACAAATAAAAAGTGATAATTATTTAATTATTATGTATTTATGTTTAAACTTTATTTTAAGTTTTTTACATATCTTATTAAGATTAGGGTTGCTTAACAGCGTGTCACTTTCGCCTTTAGAAACCGCCTTTATATTATTATAGGTTGTTTGACTCACGAAATACTTATGTTTCTTTAAATCCCTTAGTTTGAAGGAGGTTAAATTTTCTTTTACCATATCGGCATCAATTAACGCGAGTAGGTATTTATAAAAATCCTTTGTGCTTAGTTCAACTTCTTTGTTTTTATTTTCTTCCATAAAACAAAGATACTTAAAAAATAAATAACATCACTAAAAATAAACTCAAATACATTTGGTATCGTTAAATAAAAGTGATATATTTGTACCAACAAAAACAGATAGTCACACAAAACTAAATATTATGAAAACAGAATTACTAAATCAATTAAAAGCAGATACAGAGTTATTGATGGGGAATGACTCAGTTGTTAATTTTGAATCGATTGGGAATATATGTTTTGAATTTGAAATGTCAACAATAAAACAGGCAAATAGATTATTTAGATTATGGAGAAGAGGATTTCGAAGTTGGACTATTGAAAAAAAAGGAAGAAAAGTAAAAGTAAGAATGTATTAGAAAAAAAATAGTATGCAAGAATTAGAACAATTAGAACAAATGTTAGCTCTTTTAAAAAACATAAAAAGAGCTAACGTTAAGAAGGGAAAACTAAGCGATAAATTAGCTAAAATGGATCATTACAATTCTACTCCAAAAAGAATAGGGGCAGCTAACGCAAATCTAAATTGGGAGTGTATGAACTACGATAAATTAAAAGTAGATTTCGCAAGACTGTTTAAAGACTCTTGTTTAGATGTTGGAGTTTCTGAAAGAGAGTACAACCCTAGCGGATTTCATTCTTTTAAATATTAAAACCAAACACCAACCATACTAACAATATGGTTGGTTAATAAAATATAAACTTAAAAATATAGAATTATGGAAAAAAAATTGATAGACTTAACACAGCGAATTTTTTATTTATCTGTAGAAGTTTCAAATAAAACAGATTGGAAAACAACCTTTAGCTATAATAGCGGAATGTACCTGACATTTTACCTATATAAAGAAGGTTGGAGGTATGATGATTATATTGAAGCGGAAATAGCAATGCCTTGTGCTGAGTATCCATTTAAAAAAGGAATTAGGACAATTGAATCCGCAATAGACAGGAGTAGAAACGTTGTGTATCAACTTACACGAATACTTAAAGGTAATGAGTTAAATCACGATAAACTAAATAGAGTAGAGCGTGTTGAATATGATATTGTTTTTTAAAGATACAAACAACTAACACCCATTACATTAATATAGTAGGTTAAAACTGAAATGATATGATTAACGAAAGAATATATAATAATGTTTTAAAAAAACTGATTAGTAAAAAAGATGAATTAGATGGTGTTTTGTATCAAATGGAGCTTTTTTTTCAGCCTTATTTTAAAGACGAAATCTACATAACTCATCAGCCGAGCGATGGATTTGTCATTGTGGTTGTTTTTGAGGGCAATGAGCCAAGTAATATTAATTTATGTGAAGCAAAAAGAATTATAGAGCTAGATCCCTATCACTATTTAGATTGTGATTTTAAATAATTAACAGTATAAAGCTGAAACGATATGGGAAATAAAATAGAACTTGAGTTAACAGAATTAGAATTTAATGCGCTTACTAGCGTAGTTAGTTCGGCTTCGGCTATGCTTGAAGAGTGTTTAATTTCTCAAAAAGAAATAAAAGCAATTGATAGGATGCTGAAAAAGAACGGATATAAAAGAAATTTTAATTAAAAGCAACAAATTATAAATTATGAAAAAAGAATCAACAGGTTTTTGCACAACGTGTCCAAGTGAAGAAGAAATATTTTTTGGCGACACAATCAAAGTAGTAGATGGTGCGCATGTTTTTAATACTGCAGTAGTAGAAAAAACAAAAGGCTTTGCTACTGTGGAGGGTGATTTACTGAGCGAATGGCTAGACGGAGAATATAGAGTAATAAAATAGTTATGGAAAACAGAACACGCGAATACGATTTTTGCATTAGAACTTTTGAAGGCTTCACAGGTAAAGAAAAAATTACTTTCAAGCATGGAAAAGATACTGAAATTATCTACGAAAAAGAATCCTACGATTGGTATATAATAGTAGCAATTGAAAAATGCGATCTAATAAAAGAAGATAGACACCTTATAACACGTGAATTAGTTCTATCATACCGTTGGGCGATTCGTGAAGGATATAATCATCAATTAGACAGAAGCCTTCAAAACGCGTTCGATAGACCACGAAATCGAAACACTATTAAAGGTGTGAAAGGTTATATTGAATTGATTGAAAAGAAGTCTAAAGCAAATGAATCTTAAAAACTAAAACCATGAATAATTATCAAATAGCTATATCACTAATAGTATTTATCATCATTATGATTATAGTAATTAATTACTTAATCAATATACGTATAGAATTGAAATACAGAAACACGCTGCTAGAAGAACAAAACGAAATACTGAGAAGTAAACAGTAAAATAACAAGCTCAATTACGGTTTCCCGTAAATATTACTGCACAATTTAATGTTTATTTACAGCCTTTGACAATTATACACCATTTTGTTGGCGTTAACAAAATGGTAAAACACCAATAAATTAAAACCAATCAATATTCTATGAGTAATCAAATAATCCATGAAGGCGAAATAACTTTAGGCGAAACGGTTATTTCTTGTTACGTACTAAAAGACGGCACAAGAGTACTTTCTGGACGCGGTATGCAAGAGGCTTTGAGCATGGTCGATGAAGTCGAAGAGGGTAAGCAAAAAGCTGGGACCAGATTGACCAGATATTTAGGTCAAAAATCTCTTAAACCCTTTATTTACAAGGGAAAGGAGCTGGACCACTTCGACAGGCTTATTTTCCCACACAGAAAACTTACATTATTTTTTAAAAGCGGGGGAAAATACCTGTTTTTTTGAAACTACGGGAATTGAACGGATATTTTATGTAGATTAACAGATTAAATAGGTACATTACAACATAGTAAGGTAAAACCGTAACATTAATACGGTATTCAAATAAAACAACAAATACGCTAAATATACATGAAAATATTATGTATTATTGACGTGTTGAAATAATAATTAATCAACAACGGATAGTGAATAAAAGAAAGTGATATTGCTAAAAACCAAACGATTAACGTGTTATTTTTGAGGTGTAAAAATCTTAAATCAGCATATAATGAAAAAATCAATACTATTATTAGCAGTACTATTTAGCCTTTCTTTTATCTCTTGTACGGACAACCTAGCAGAAGATGAATCAATCAATGAACAAATCGAACTTACCGACAAAGGAAACGTTGGAAGTCCAGGGAATGACGGCGGAGACGACGAGGATTCGGACGACTAAATATATTTGCACTGCGCTATCTTTTTTAATCGTTCTTATATTCCTATCTCATTCATTAATTGAGGTTCACGACACTAATACAGTGCAAGCGCGAAGCGATCACAAGTCAGCTAAGAAGCAAAAAAACGAAGCTGCAAAACAACTACTACTACATATAGATAAATTAAATAGCGGTGATTTGACTAAAAATCAATTCACCGCTTTAACTTCTCCATTAAGTAAGGAACATAAGGAACTTACAAAAATATCAGCTTCAAAATACAAAGTATTAAATCAAGCAAAGAAAGACGCGAAAGTGTTAGGGTTTTTAAATCTTAATGTATTCGCTTTTCAGTTTGGTATATTCTCTATACTATTTATCTTTTCGATTATTTTTTATATTCTTGGAAGACCAGAAAAATACAAAACTCTTGTTAATTCACACAAAAGGTTTTCAATTCTATTTATGAGTATATCACTATATTATTTAGTTTGGACTTTTTACCCGTATTCAGATCTTCCGAGGCAATTTCATTTAGCAGCAATGTTTTTGATAGGTTTTATATTATCAGTTGCAGTAATGAGCTTAATAGATTGGAAGTTTGAGAAGAAAGCAATCATACAATTATATAAAGACAATTTCAAAATACTATTTAGATTCATCGCGATAACCGCGAAGGATTATGTCGACCCCTCCAAAGCGACACCATATAAGAAAAAATATATTACTGAAGTAGTTGATAATTTTAAATTACCCGAAGAATGAGGAGCGAAGACAAGATAAAAAAATTAGAAGAGTTTGGCATAATTGATCCAGATGTAAGCGGTGTGATTAAATCAGACTACGAAAAGATCAAAGAAGAACTAAAAGAAGAAACGGAACAAAGAACGTCAAGCCTTATTAGTGCAGCTAAATGTGCTAATATCAAACTTTTTATATAACATATACGGAATACCGTAAAACAAAGCAATATTAATTCGTTAGTATTGCTTTTTGATATTTAAACTAAAATCTAAATTATGAAAAAACTATTACTACTATCACTACTATTTATTCTATCATTTACAGCTATTTACGCGCAAAATATACCTAAATTTGAAATAACCAAAGAAGGCATTGATCCGATTGTTGTAAAAGTGGATAGCTTAAAATCAAATGTGCTGTATGAAAAAACACTTGAATGGGTTAATTCAGCGTTTAAAAACCCAAAAGAAGTTATTGTAGGTGATATTAAAAACAAGAGCTTAAGAATAAGTGGGTATGAAAAATCAGCTTACGATTACGGCGGGGCTTTTGGAACAACTTTTAAAGGTGATATTGAGTTTCAAATACTTTTAGACTTTAAAGACAATAAGTACAGGATGGAAATTAAATTTATAAAACTTTATGATTATACGGGATCTGTGTATAATTTTAAACCAAGTAGTTATTATAAAAAATCAGGAGAGATAAAAAAAAGGCATAAAAAAGAAAAGCAAGGTCTCACAGATTTTGCAAACAGATATTCTAAAATGATTAATGATTATATTGCGAACAAAGATTATAAAGATAAATGGTAAGACTTGAATTTTATTAAAAACATAATTAATCTAACTATTCAAAAGATCACTTTAAACGGTGGTCTTTTTTTTTGCTACATACTCTACTTCAATATTATTATCTTCTAATACTTTTTTAAACTTCTTGTTTGCTTCACCGTCAATTATAAGGCTTATTAACGGTCTTTTTAATACGGTTTCTAGGTTTTTATAGAAACTCATTTCAAACTCCTTTAGGGTTACTTCGTAACCTCCTACCATTATAGTATCTTTTTCTTGAATATACGTTTCACTATCTTCTTTTACCACACTATTACTATATAAAAAGTTATAAAGCGTGTTTACAGTCAGATCATGAGGTCTTTTTATCTCTCCACGAAACAATTTAGACAGTCCAGACTCCTTCAATTCAGTATGTTTCGCTATATAATAAGAAGTAATACCTTCTTTCTCCACTTTTTCTAGTATTTTTTTTAGTTTCTCTCCTTTGGTTAATTCACTCATAATAAGCGTTTTAGGTTATATATTTCGGTAGGATTGACGTTTTTTAACATAATATTACCACAATATTACTATAAATATTTTGATTGTATAGTATTATTACTGTATATTTGTACATGTACAACGGAACGTATTAACGCAAATATAAAAAATCATGTCACACATACAACAATTAAGCATCACAAAAACATCATTAACAGATTCATCTGTATTAGTTATTGAGAGATCAAGCAAAGATAACGAGCAGTTAGATGTATTTAACAATGGTCAATTAGTCGCTTATGTAGTTGTAGAGGATGATTCTTTAAATGTTTGTGAGTTAGAAATTAAATTAACCAATATCGATATAAAAGCTATTAAGGAATTATCAGAAGATTATTTGACACAGGAAATTATTGATACTGAAAATGAAAAAGCATTCGCAGAAAGATACGCGGTTGATTATTCAGAAGATCAAAAAGTAGCTTAATTATAAAACTAAAACCATGACAACAAAAACTAAAACAATGCTAGAAGTTATATTAAGAAGCAAATTCGATGAGCTTCATAATCCTTGGCAACAGGAATGCGCAAAAGAAGTGATAACAGCAGCGAAAGAACTTGAGTTAACGTGGTTAGCTGAGGATATGGAAAGAGATTTATTTTAAAACATACAAGGAAAAACAAATGAGCAAAGCAAACAATAGACTAAAAATGGCACAGTTAGTAGTCGACTTCACAAACATAGGTATACATGTCTTCCCAAGAGATTACATAACGAAATATTGTCCTTACAAGCAAGGAGCTAAAAAATACAAATGGTTTACATCAGCCGCTAATGTTTGGAATCTTAGAAACACAGATGAAAAGATTATCAAGGTATTTGAAAAAGCTTTTCAAGACGCGCAAAACGAATTTGAACCAACAACATAAACAACACTCTTAGTAATGACACCAAAAAGCAAAAACTAATGAAAACACTAATAGTAACAGATGAACAATACGAAAGCTTGCGGAGGCTGTTTGTTAATGAAGCAGTAGGACAGGATGATGTGCCTGTCCTCACGAAAGAAGAGCAGATTTACAAACAGTATTCAAATAAGCTAAACGCATAAGGTTTGAATTGGTTGGTAGGAACAGGGGGTAAATGAGCTAAAAAGCTCCCTGTTTTTTTAAACAAACAAACAAAGAATTTTTTTTCATGTATTTAATTTTTGGATTGCGGGAAAATGAAGTGCGATAAGTTTTCCCGCTACATGAAAAAGATAAAGTATAAATAAATCAATAAAAACTAAAACAAATAATTACCATGAAAGAAACAACGTATAAGGCATTCGATAAAAATTTTAAATGTAAAGGATTTCAATATGAAGAAGGAAAAGAGTATGAGATAAAAGGAGATGTTATCCCTTGTGAAAATGGATTTCACGCGTGTAAAAATCCGTCAGACGTTCTTTCCTACTATCCATTAATAGGAAGTGAATTTGCAGAAGTTGAGCAGACTGGAACTGTTATAAATCATGAGGACAAAACAGTTTCTTCAAAAATTAAAATTAAAGCGAAAATAAATCTTCTAGGATTTATAAAAGCAAAAGTAAACTACTTAGTTGAAACAGTTAAGGATTCCGATACAACTGGAGATGAAGCACATTCCGCTACAACTGGAGATGAAGCGATCTCTTGTGGATTAGGTTTTCAAAATAGAGTTAAATCTGAAAATGGATGGATAGTTGTAGTAGACTGGCGTTATGATTATGATAAAAATTCATATTATATACACAACATCTATAGCGCCAAAGTAGGGAAACATAAAATAAAAGGTGAAACTATACAATCAAACACTCTGTATTGGTTTAGTAACGGAGAATTAAACTCAGAACCATGCACTAACAACATTAAATCATGATAGAACTACTAATGTTAACAATAGCACTAGGCGCAATGCTTGTAGGTTTTTGCATCGGCTATATAATAAGAATGAACCACGAAAACGATTTGACGAAACAGTCAAAAGAAATGACTGTAAATCAGTTGTTCCAAAAGAAATAAACATTTAACCACACCGCAGTAGAGTTGTAAACAGCTAACAAAAGATATAAAGCGAAATTCTACTGCGGTTAAAAAAACTAAAGATTATGAGTACAGGAATAGACTTAACAAAACTAAAAGAACCGCTACCAATTGAAGCTGTAAAACAACACCCAACAAAAACATATTTATCAAGCATCAAAGCTATATATGTAACTGAAAGGTTTAACGATGTGTTTGGTGTTGGCAAATGGACTCAAAAAGTAGAAATGGAATATGTTAACCATGAAAACGGAATGGTGATAGTAAAAGTAACTTTTGAAGTTCCTACACTTAGTATATACTATGAAAGCTATGGCGGGAACGACAACGGAGGGAAACAAAACAAAAACTTCGATTTAGGTGACGCGTATAAAGGAGCTACTACAGATGCGATTACTAAAATAGGTAGCTATTTAGGTGTTGGAATAGATGTTTTTAAAGGAAAGAACGATAAATCACCTAACAATAAAGAGTCTAAAAAACCTTGGTTAAACATCTACAAGAAGGACACTAAGGAGTTAACCGATGAAATGACAGGTGTTTATGTAAAAATGAAAGAAGGAACTTATTCAAGCCTTGTAGAGATTAGAAGAGATTTTGCAGTAAACAAAGTAAACGCAACAACTATCGAAGCGTGGTTTTTGAAACTTAAACAATCAGTTTAATTATGGAAGGAAGTAAAGAGTATTATTACCAATACCAAGAACAACTAATCAACGAAGAAAATACAATACTATGGATGCAACAATACAATTAATATCAAATGTAAAAAATGCGATTAAAGAGTTGGAAGAACATGCATTATCTGGCAACGAATCGGAGCACTTGGCATTCGCAGAAATTAAAAGTGAAAACTTAGATGAATTATTAAAAGAAAGTCTTTCAAAAATACAATCAAATGCTATTGAGATTTTAAGAGGGAATTACCTAGAGCATAACCAAAAGAGTGTAAAAGCTGATGGTTTTAAATTCACGGTTAGAGCTGGCTCTACAAGATATTATTACACAGGAATAGAAGAAATTGAAAACGCTAAAAACGAGTTGAAAAATTCAGAAGCACAGAAGAAAGTCAAGGATTTAGAAGCTAAATATAAGGTAGCGTTTCAACAGAAGCAAAAAGGCGTTGCAATGTTTGATGAGGAAACAGGTGAGGAAATAGATGTTTCGCTAGTAAATGTAGTGCACTCTAAAGATGGATTAACTGTAAAACCTGTTTAAAATGACGCAGAGACCACTCGATAAGATTCTAAATAAAATATCTGACTTAATTGATGCATACGAAAGCGGAGTATGGCAAAGCGTTGATAATTTAAGAGTAATGCAAAGAGAATTAGTGTCTTATAACTACTTCTTGTCAAAACATAACATTGAATACTTCCAACAATATAACGCAGTACAATACAAACACAAAGGAAGTGTAAGCGCGGGAAAGATATTAGCAGAGGAGCAAGTACCAGAGCTTAGAATGATCCGCAAGATAATGGAAGCAATAGAGAATGTAATGTGGTCAATGAGAAGTGAAATATCAATTATTAAAAAAGAATCCTAATGAGCAAACCAACCTACAGCGATTCAGAAGGTAACAGATACACTACGGATCAAATAAACCGAAAGAGTGATAAAGCAGCAAATAGCAAGCTAGTAGATCAATTAGTTGATTACGGATATAATTTTTGCGAAGAATGCGAAAGAAACGATTGCAAGCCTATAGATGTTAGTCACACGGTTAGTAGAAAAAAAGCAAAGGAACTTGGGAAAGTTGAATTGATTTGGGATAAAAACAATATGGAGATTTTAGGCAGACGCTGTCATAAAATAAAAGATCAGTTGGTATGAGCGAATACACAGAGCATAAAGCGGTAGCAAACTATTTAAAAATGCAATACCCAAATGTAATATTCACCTCAGACAGTTCAGGTATTAGATTATCAATAGGTAACGCAAAGAAAATGCTAGCATTAAAATCTAATAATAAGATTCCAGACTTAATAATATTACACCCAAATCAAGAGTACAACGGATTAATAATTGAAATAAAAGCAAAACACAAAAGCCCGTATTTAAAAAACGGTTCACTAAGCAAATCAGTACATATTCAAGAGCAAAACAAAACACTAGAAGCGTTAACAGAATTGAAATACAAAGCGGTTTTTGGTGTTGGATTTGACGAGTGTAAAAATATTATTGACAAATACATGAATAAATCATAAAAACCATGAGCAACGACCCAAAATACAAAGTAATAAAAGCATACAAAGAAAAATCTTTAAGAAAGAAAAAAAGCGAAATAACTAATTGGCTTCGAGTATTGGAAGCAACTAATACAAGGCGCGTAAACAATATGCGCGAAACTAAAAATTATTGGATAGACAGACTAAACACAGTAAATCAAAAAATAAGTTTAATCGAAAATAGAAGCATTTAAAAAACAACAATATGCAAATTACAGGAAAAATAAGACAAATAGGAAATACAGAAACATTCGGAAGCAATGGCTTTAGAAAGCGTGAAATTGTAGTAACAACAGAAGAACAATATCCGCAACATATTCTAATTGAGTTTATACAAGATAAATGTGACTTGTTAAATAATTTTAGCGTCGGACAAGATGTAAAAATTAGCATAAATATCAGAGGGAGAGAATGGACTAATCCACAAGGAGATGTAAAGTACTTCAACTCATTGCACGGCTGGAGAATTGAAGGCGCGCAATCACAAAAACCCGCAGCAGTTCCACCCGCAGATACAACTATAGAAGACGAACAGGATGATCTTCCTTTTTAAAACTATAAACGAAACGGATTAAAATATACAAAGATGAATACATTATTAAGTATTATAGGACTTATACTAATTATAGTAGCACTTACATTTCAAGTACTAATAACCGAACCAAAGACAACAATACTATTGTTGTGGTTATACGTACTTATTAGAAATATACAAGAGTTTGTAGAGTGATTTTTAATTGCTGTTAACACCCGTATAAACGGTCGTTTTAATGCCGTTTCATACACCGTTACATTTTAACTACTAAAACAAAAAAAATGCAGACAAGTATTTTAAACAGAAACGAAGCTTACAATTCAATAATTGAAAAGCTCCCAAAGAAAAGAAAGGAGGTGTTCAACGTTATATCAGTACTAGGTAAGGCATCTTTGGAAAATATAGCAAAGTTCTTAAAATGTCGCCCTAGTGATATTAGCGGACGTATCACGGAATTAAAGAAATGCTTTTTAATAAAAGAGTTTTGTTCTGCCGACTCTCGCAGAACTGGGAATCCTGTCACAGTATACATACTTACAACAGAAGACGACAGGATTGATTCCGTTAATGAAAAATTCATCGAATTAAGAACCGAAAGAGATCGCATAACAAATGATCTAAATCTAAACAAAGCATTAAGTCAAGCATTGCGAAGAATCGGTTTAGATAGAATTAACAAGATCAACAAAGAGATCAAAGCCTTAAAAAAAGTGATATGAAAAAGGATAAGATCGCAATAGCTCAGAAGATTGATAGTGCTAATACATATTATTTATTTAGAGAAAACGGACGAGAATTAACCTTTAAGATTATAAATAATTCAATTACAGAGAGTAGAGATTTAACCACCTTAGAAAGAAAGTTTATTGCTAAGAAATATCTAAACAATCAACACAAATTATTCGATAAACTAAAAGGTGTATCAAAAGAAATTTTAGACAAACTAGAATTGAAATTACAAGTATTACAAAATAATTAAAACTAAATACCCCTACCGATGGCAAAAACAGGCTTAATATTCTATCAAAACGACACCGACAGGTATCAAGATATGAAGATCAAAAGATTAAAAAAGCAATTTAGTTGTTCGGGTATTGCTATATGGGATTACGTTCTGAACGAGATTTACAGAGTAGAAGGGAGTTTCTTAGTGTGGAATGAAGATTGTGCCTTTGACGTTTCAGACTACTTTGGAATCAAAGAAAGCTTAGTAAAGGAAGTTATAAACTATTGTGCTAGTATTGGTCTTTTTAACAAAGAACTTTTTAGTAACGAGAGTACACTTACCTCAAAAGCAATTCAAACCAGATACGTAACCACTTGTAAAAAAGCAAAACGAAAAAACTATAAAGTTCCCGAACATTTAGACTTATTACGCGTAGAAATGCCAAAAGTACGGGAAGAAACGCCAAAAGTACGCGTAGTTTCAGACATAGTAGAGTATAGTATAGTAGAGAATAGTAAAGTAAAGAAGAGTAGAGAAGATGTTTATTATCCAATCGCCAAAATTATCGAAGCTTATTTAGCGGATGAAAGAATTGTATCTGCTGTAATTTCAAACAAAGACAACAAGCTAAAAGATAAAGAACATCTAAAAACTAGGCTTAAAGAATTTGAAGCTATGATGATTGAGCTTGGTCGTAGTTCTGAAACTTGGACAGAGTTCACAACGTATTTTAGAAATTGGAACAAAAGTCAAAAAAAAGCAATTGAAAAACAAGTATCAAAAACCAAAAGAGCTAAAATAAATCTCGTTTAACCAATGGAATCAAACATAAGCATATTAGAAAAAGGAAAGCTGCCGCCGCAAGCTGTAGACTTAGAAGAAGCTGTTTTAGGCTCAATAATGAGTGATTCAAAAGCAATTGAAGAAGTTGTTGACATTTTAAAAGCAGAATCATTTTACAAAGAATCTCATAAAATGGTGTTTAAGGCTATTAAAAAACTTTATGACAGGAGAGAGCCTATTGACTTATTAACGGTTTCAAACACACTTAGAAATAGCGCAGAGCTAGACCTAGCGGGTGGAGACTTCGCGCTGATAGGATTAACTCAAAAGGTTTCAAGTAGCGCGCATATTGAATATCATTCGCGAATCATTGCACAAAAAGCATTGCAAAGGGATTTAATCAAGCTAGGAAACAGCGTTATAATTGACGCTCACGACGACACGAAGGACGTGTTTGCTTTATTAAACAACACTTTTGATTACTTAAATGAAGTTTCAGAGACAACATCGAAATCTACAGAGGTAAAAATAAGTGACCTCGTAAAAGATCAGATTGAAAAAGGTATTAAAATATTCAACGGAGAAATTGAAGCTGGACTTCAAACACCATTTGAGAAAATAAACAAAGCTACAGGTGGATGGAGGGATTCAGAGCTTGTAATTGTTGCAGCGCGTCCAGGAATGGGAAAAACAGCTTTTATTTTAGCGGACTGTGTATTTTCTGCTGTTGTAAACAAAGTGCCTACTGCCTTTTTCTCTTTAGAAATGGCAGCAACTAAACTTACAGATAGAGTGTTGTCAATGCAGGCTAAAATTGATTCTTCTTGCTTTAATATTAACGGCTTGTCGCAGTCGGATATTAGTAAAATAATGGCTATAAAAAAAGAAATTGACGAAGCTCCTTTTTACATCGATGACACACCTTCACTTTCAATACATGAGTTGAGAGTAAAAGCAAAACGAATGGTTAGTAAGTATGGAATCAGAAAAATAGTAGTTGATTATTTACAGCTAATGAGTGGTACAGGCGGAAACAGAGAGCAAGAAATATCAAGTATTGCAAGAGGCTTGAAGCTGCTAGCTAAAGAACTTAGCGTGCCTGTTATTGCTTTGTGTCAATTATCTCGAGCGGTGGAAACACGTGGAGGAAGTAAGCGACCTTTACTTTCCGATTTACGTGAATCTGGAGCAATAGAGCAAGATGCTGATGTAGTAAGTTTTATTTATCGTCCAGAATATTATGGTATAGAAGAATGGGATGACGACGAACGATCTTCAGCAATTGGACAAGCAGAAGTAATATTTGCAAAAAACAGAAACGGAGGATTAATAAGAACGCGTCTAGCTTTTGAGGGTAGATATACGTTATTCAGCGATATAAAAGATGATTTCGAATATTTCACACCAACAGAAGAAGAAGTGCCAACACCTAAAGCCTCAATAAATGAAGCTTTTGGAGACGATAATGAAACACCTTTTTAAAATATAACACTATAACACAAGTAAAAAGAGAATACAAATTACATAATACTAATTCAAAATATTAAATAATCAAATAACAATTAAATGATGTATCAATTATGAAAAAAGAAACAATAGAAAAACTAAATAAAATCGGAGCGAATATATCTGCGGCAAAAATGCTATACAGCTCTCTAATCGATAATGAAAAGCTAACAAAAGATCAGGTTATCGATTTAGAAAAAGCAGATGAAACAATTAATAAATCATGCGATATGATTCGATCTATTGCGTTTAAATAAACTGTAGTAAAAATATTAATCGGCCATCATGGCACAACACATAAAAATTATGCAAAATTTATCAAAAGAATTTGATCACATAGGAAAAGTAAGAGTATCCTATGGATTTGGAAATCAATTAATCAAAATTGAAAAAAGAGTAAAACATCCTAAAACATTCCTAAAACCAGAACGTGTGGAATGGAAAACTGTATATGCTGGTTTTGCTGATGTTTTAAGAGAATCCTTGTCAATATATGATGATCTAAAAAAAGAAGCTGAACCGACGGAGAAGACACTAAGAGAACAGCAAGAGCGAGAATATCGATCAATTCATTAATACTGTAGGTAATGAAGCTTGAAGAAAGAACTGAAATGATAAGAAAGATTCGTGCTGAATTCTTAGATGCGGAAGAAATACTTCCTTCTGGAAGTTTCACAATAATGCATGACTTGAGAATTAAGACACAAAAAATCATCATTGAATCAATAAAGATACTATGAAACGATCTGAAGAGCTAAAAGTGAAGCGTAGAAAGTTCATTAACAATTACGTTGAACAGAATCAAGAAAAACAAATGAAAGTCATCGTTGCTGAATTAGTAGATCGTCTTTTCATTTCAGAAAAATCAATATACAACATATTAAAAGAGTAGTAAAAAAGAAGCTCCCGTGTGAACAGGAGCTAAATAAAAGCCTTGGTGTTGAAACCAAATCTTTCTAAGTGGAATTACAAAGATACAATTCTTCATCAAAGCTTTCAATCGAAAGCGGAAGCCGAAAAGCTAATAGAGTAGGCAAATTTTAAAACAATTATATAATGAAAAAACGAAATTTAAAATCTTTGAAGTTAAACAAGAGATCAATTTCCAATTTATCAAAAATTAAAGGTGGTGAAGGTGGTTTTTTTTCAAATTTATTTGAATGCTTTGACCCATCGGATATGACAGAACCATCTATTTGCACAGTATATGATTACGGAGAAGGTTTTTATCCAATTCCATATATGTGCGAACAAACGTGTCAAACCGCTTGTTACGGAAAGTAATTAAATAATGAAGGCGGTAATTGATACTTGCCGTCTTCAAAAACATACTAATTGCAATTAAAACAACTTAAAAACCTGTAGGTTAATCGGTCGCCTACTATTCCAATGACCGAACAAAACAATATATAATGAAAAAACAAAATTTAAAAAGCTAACAAAAGATAGTATAATAACTTAAAAATCATTATATTGTAACATCTTTTGTTAGCTGATTACAACCCTTTGTAAACTCAGCTAATTTGTAGTATCTAATACTTTCCGATTAGCTTTAAATCTAAAGCTAGAAATGAATCAAATCAACAAAGAAGACAAAGAATTATTATACAAAGCATTATGTGGGTATTTACTGTATAAACTTAAAGTATCAATAATAAACAATGAATTAGGCGAAATAAAGAAGATAGACACCTTAACAGGTTGTCAATGTTTTGACGAGGATGAAATTTGGATTTACACACCTAAAAACGAATGGCTTATTGAAGAAGTTAAACCAATACTTAGGCCGTTATCCGATTTAACAAAAGAGATAACACACAATGGAAAAGTAATTACACCTATCAGAGAATTGTTTAAAATGATAGACAAGTCTGACTATGTGGATTGGTATCATTTTTTAGATGTCGAACTAGACGAATGCTTAAAAGCAGCTAATACACAGATCGACGACGAATGGAATTTCTGTTTGAGATTAGACCATCCAAAAAACGGTAACGAAAACTCTTTAACATTAAGCGTTACAAGTCACAATATTTGCTTGTTTGATAATCTTAATTGTGAAGAAATGCGAATAATGAATGAAAGGGACTTATTCGAGTATTTAAAATCACTTCATTTCGATCTAGACGATCTAATAGAAGAAAATCTAGCAATAGACATTAACACATTAAATACAAATGACTGATAGAGATAAAATAATAACAGGGGAGTGCGTTTCTCCAATGACTGTAGATAGATGTAGTTATTGCGTAGATACTTGTGAGGCTTCTAATAACAGCTTTAAATTAATTAAAGTGCTTATAGATAATGAAATTGATAAGCATGATAAAACTAAAAAAAAGTGAACATAGCAAAACAAATAATACTAGATGAAATACTAGAGGACAGCCACCCCGAAGCAATAGAAGATGTTATTTTTTGGGCGTTGGAATTTTACGCAGATCACAAGAAAGAAGAAACTAATGGTGGTGTAATAGCTTATGCAATCGTTGAACAAATCAAAGAAGCGGAGAAAACCAAAAAAGTCACTTTACTGAATGAAGAAACAATCAATAATTTAAACTAAAGATATGCTAACAGGACAATGTAAAAAAGATTTCGAAACGTGGCTATTTCATTCAAATTATGGATTTATGGTTAATGTGAGAGATTCTGTTGAAGGAAATTACGAGCATGAAGTTGAATTTTGTAATGAATTTAAAGGCTTCCCTTTTTCAATGCAATGGGGAGTATATCAGGACTTTTTTATCTCTAAAGAAATGAAAGTAGATGTTTACTCAGCGAAACATAAGGGAGTTGTTTATTACGAATACGATTTAGATGATTTTGGTGGTGATAAAGACACAATGCTAGAAGCTAGAGAGGCTTCAATAAAAAAAGCAAACCAAGTATATAATAATAAAAACAGTTAAAAATAAATAATGAAGGTAATTGAACAATATATTATAAAAACTAGTTTAATTATAAAAACTGAAAACGGAAACTATTACCGCGATGGTGGTAGAGGGTATTATGAAGAATTAACAGAAAAACAATTTTTAAAAATTATAAATCAATAAAAAATGTCAGACACAAATTTAATTAGTTTAGGAATAATAGCAGTATTTACAACATGGTTTTTTGGTATGAAATATTATATAGGAAGCATTATTGATTCATCCTTTTCACCAATAGAAAACAAGATAAAAGCCTTTAGAGAATCTCAAAAAATTACGGAAGCTGATAGGGACAAAATAAATTTTATAGAAGGTTACGAATGTAATATGAGGTTTCACGCGGAGCTTGAACCTAACGCATGTCAACAGCCGCAAAACCTAGTTGATGAATATAATAGGCTCACAGTTTGGTTAAATGATAATTATTCTACTTATAGCGATTATAAAAACGATGTAAGTACTAAGCAATACACAGTAAGATTTAAAAAATCATAACAATACAAACAAATGAGTGTACAAATATTCAAGTGCGATAAACACGAAAACCATTTTCCAAACCATTGTCTACAGTGTGAAATGGAAAAAGCAAAAAGCGGAAAATCTAATTGGTACAATGAAGATAGCACGTTAAACCCTTTAAATTGCTTAGGTAAAACATTAACCAACTAAAAACATGAGCTTACAAATAATCAACCAAGAAGTATTTATTAACGGTAAACAAATAACCAATGCAGAAACAATAGGTAGCTATATATTAGACCAAGCAACAGAAGCGGACGAAATAGAAATTAACTTCAGAGCGACCATCGAACAAATGACAGCGGCGTATAATGAATTAATAAAACTAAACGATTGGATGACTTTACACGATGGAGAAAAAGCCTGTATAAAACTTCCAATATTAGATGTTACAGGATTCCAAGTAGCCTACAGATCATCTGCAGTACTTATGCAATTTGTTAACGCTTATAATAATGGAAAAATAAAAATTACGAAATGATAGACACAACAAGTTTTTTAATAGGAATAGTATATGGAATAATTTTTACATTAGTAAGCTACGCAGCATTTGCAATATACACTTATTACAAAGGCTTTCAAGAGGATGGAATGTTACCGTTAGAAGATGAAAAAGATATTAATGACATTGAAGTGCATTTTGAAGAAGTGGTAAGCAATACTAGGATGAAAAATGAAACAGAAAATTTATTAGCAGACATACGTAATAAAATGTCACCAGCTTCACATTTAATAGCGTTAGTGGAGAGGTATATTGACGATGACCAAAAAACAGGAGCGGAACAAAGAGAATTGTATGAATATATTAAAACTGCAATTCCAAAAGCGAAAGAATCTATAGAGTATTTAAGACAAATACAGTTAAACAAGTAAAAAAACCTCATGCGCCAACATGAGGGTAAACAATAATAAAATTATTTAATTAAAGTAAAAACCAAAAGTATGAAAAATTTAATAATGATTATTGCTATGATATTATCAACCATTGCAGTAAAATCACAAAATCAAATTAGCGCATTAGCAGCGCAAGATATGAGATTGCTAATAACAGGCAGTGAAACGTATGACAGTGGAACATTTGATATGATGTTCAGAGTACAGGCAGAAGCGCAACAAGACAAACACGGTTACGCATCTGTATTCTTTGAATATGAAAGAGCAGAACTAACGCCAAATTATGAGCGATACAGTTTAAACGCGAGTTATACACTTAATAAACTATTTATAAAAGACTTAGAACTATCCGCATACATTGGATACGGTACAATTAATAGAGGATTTAGCAAACAATCTTTTGGATTTGGTGGATCAATAAACTATAAGATCACAGATGATTTAAAAGTTAGCAGCATTCTTCAGTTAGTAGACAGAACAGATTTAGGAGTCTTGTATGATGATAGAAGAATAGTTACATCGTACTTTTTAGGAATTAGTTACACTTTACGAAAGGGGAAATAAAGTATGAAACAAGTGAAACAAGAAGAACTAGACACAAGCTACTCAGGAGTCGTAAGTTATATTGACGGAAATGATGAAACGGGACGAAAACTAATATCTAAATTTATAGTAAACTTTATCGAAGTAGAAGAAGAGCTTATAGAGTTAGAAGCAAAAGTAAGCAAGCTACAGAGTGAAAGAAACCAATTAAAACACGGTATAAGCAATATTGCTGAACATTTGAAAAAGCAAAAACCTTTCTACGTACCTATCGACTCAGTAGGAATAGTAGAAGTTACAAAGGATGATGGAATTATTTATGGCAAGGAAATATTTTAAAAATTAAACTACCTAAAAAATGAATAAGGATCAAATAGTAATAATAGGAAGGAACGGTATTACAGGAAGGGAAGCGGGCGAAGCATTGACTGAAATAGGAAGAACGATGTCTATGGATGAAATAAACAAAGCCTTAAAAAGATACAGAAGTAAAAATAACGGAAATATGCTTCGAATAGGAAATTATTATAAAGCACTAGAAACAAACAAAGTATTTGTACATACATCTAAATTTCATAAGTAATGGAAAAACAAAAAGTAATAGAAACACTAGAACAGCTCAACAATTGGAGAAGATGTAAAGAAGATGTTAACGCTTTTGAAATGCCAAACCCAACAGATACAGGTATTGCAATTGATGAAGCGATTAAATTATTAAAAAAATAGAAGAAATGGCAGCACCAAAAGGAAATAATTATTGGGAGTTTAGAGAAAAGCATGGAAGGGATTTTAAATATACACCTGATCTTCTTTGGGACGAAGCCGTAAAATACTTTGAATGGATAAGTAAAAAGGTTTGGAATAAAAAAGATCCTATAAAGTCTGGTGATATGGCGGGAACGTTATTAGATGTGCCAACACAAACACCAATGAGTATACAGTCATTTTGCTTGTTTGCTGATATAGATGACAACACCTTTTCAAGATATGAAAAAGGAAAAGGGTATGAAGATTTTTGGGCAATCACAACACGTATACGGAATATTATAGAATCAAATCAATTTGAAGGCGCAACAGTTGGAGCTTATAACCCTAACATAATAGCACGTAAACTCGGTTTGATTGACAAAAAAGAAGTTGACCAGAAAGGGAGTGTAAATATTTCATTTAAAGACTAATGAATATAGTAATAGAAAAACCAAATTTAGCGGACTATCAAAAAGACTTTCTTTATAACGATAGTCGTTTCACAGTCACCGAAGCAAGTACTAAGGTGGGTAAAACGTTTTCGCATATCTGGTGGATTTATGAACAAGCTCATGCGGATTGGAACAAAGAAGGGTATAATCATTGGTGGGTTGCTCCTGTGTATTCTCAAGCAAAGATTGCGTTTAAGAGGCTTAAAAATAAAGTAGGTCGTACGGGATTGTATAAGATTAATGAAAGTAACCTAACAATAACAACCCCTATAGGCACAGTTATTCATTTTAAGTCAGCAGATAAACCCGATAATCTTTTTGGAGAAGATGTATATTCTATTGTATTCGATGAAGCACCTCGTGCAAAAGTAGATGCTTTTTATGCGTTACGCTCCACGATAACTGCTACGCGTGGTAAAATGAAGTTAATAGGTAATTTTGGAGGAAC